CTGGAGACGTTCGAGCAAGCCAACGCCCGCATCCGGCGCGTGGGCCAGAGCCACAAGCAGCAGATCATCATGTTCCAGTCGAGCGCCATTGAGCGCCGCATGTACTCCCGCCTGCGGGCGAAGAAGCAGGTGCAGGAGAACATCTTGGAGCTGTTCGCAGACGCAACGGAGGAAGGCTGATGACGTACGTGATCCTGATCTATGTCGCCATGCTGGCTAACCAGCCAATCGCGGTGCCCGGCGGTGTGTGGAGGGGCATCGACGGAGCCGAGCAATGCCGGATCGAGGCGCGCATTCGCAACACACGAGAGCGGGGTTGGCACTGCATTGAGATAGCAGAATGACCTAACCCTAGGGGGTAACCATGCTGAAAGTGATTAACGGCGTCGCTCGCAAGAGTGCCGAGTTCGAGAAGCGCCGTGTGTCGTTCGTGTGCATCGCGCCGCAAAGCGTGCAGATCATAAGCGGACAGATGATGGTGAAGCGCCGGGAAACGCCCGGCGCAATGCCGCCCGAGTTCTACGGGCCGATCATGGCTGCGTGGGAGAACGTCCGCACCGCGTACCCGGAGGCAACCGCCGATCTCAAGGTGATAGGTGCCTTGATCGCTGTGCCCGAAGGTTCGTTCCGTGGTCACATCGACTGGGTGAGAGACAGCGCCCCGAAGGTGATCGAGCATCAACCCAGTAACGAAGATGGAGCCTAACCCCAGGAGGTAAACGTGACGCAAAACACCTCACCCCAGGTGAACTTCGAGAAGATGATCGGTGCTTATATCACGCTGCGGGACTGGCTCGACGCCAAGAAGAAAGCGTACGAGGAAGAGATCGAGCCACGCAAGCAGCAGCTCGAAGCGCTGAACGAGTTGTTGTTGAAGAAGCTCAACGTCACTGGTCAAAACACTGCGCGTACCGAAGCCGGCACTGCCTATAAGAAGGTCTGGCACTCGGCTACCGTCGCCGACAAGGATGCCTTCATGCGTCACGTGATCGGCACGCAGGACTGGGACTTGATCGACTGGCGGGCGAACAAGACCGCCGTCGTGGACTGCGTGAAGGAAAACCAAGAACCCCCGCCGGGCATCAACTACTCGTCGGGCTATGATGTGGGCGTGCGTCGCCCCGGAAAGGACGACTGATGACACCGACTACCTCTCAACAGGCACTCGCAGTGCTGGCTCAGCAGCGGCTGGGTCAGCTCCCCGCCGTGTTCCGAGATCGTCTCGGGCAGGGCAAGCTCAACGAGGACATGGCGTCTGGCATCACTGCCGGCTTCGCCATCCTGTCGTTCCGCGGCAAGGCGTGGCGCGTCAAGCACCGCGGCGAAGAGCGCGTCATGCTCAAGCCCGACAACTCGCCAGTCTACAAAATCGAGGTGGTGATCGTTCGCACCTCCCCGAACCTCTCGAAGGTGTGGTACGAGCACGGTTACGTGGAGGGCTCGACAGCGCCGCCGGATTGCTGGTCGGTCGACGGCAAGAAGCCGGACCCTGCCTCGCCCAAGCTGCAGAACCCCACCTGCGCCGGCTGCAAGTGGAACGCTTGGGGCTCCTCGCGCTCGCAAGCGGGAAGCGGCAAGGGTAAGGACTGTGCCGACAGCAAGCGCCTCGCCATTGTGCCGCTGCAGGACATCGACAACGAAATCCACGGCGGGCCAATGATGCTGCGCGTGCCGCCGGCCTCGCTTGCGGACTTGCTCGGCTATGCCAACTCGCTGGAGCAGATCGGCTACCCCTACTACGCGGTTGGGACGGCAATCAGCTTCGACGTGAACGCGGAGTACCCGAAGCTCATCTTCGAGCCGCTCCGTGCGCTCACCGAGGAGGAAGCGGAGAAGGTCGCTAAGCTGCAGGGAAGCGACATCGTGGATCGCATCATCTCGGCGGCGGTCGAGGCGGTGACGACTGACGGCACGGACACCACCCACATTCAGCCCGTGCCGGCTGGGGCCACAGTTCCGCTAGTGTTGCCCCCAGATAAGCCGAAACCAGAACCGGCAGCGGCGCAGCCTACCCCGCAGGGTAACGATATGCGGGCGCAGATGCGGGCCATGGGGCTCAGCGAGCAGCAGATCATCGCGGCGCTCGGACCGGAGCCCAAGCCTGAACCACCGGCCGATCCGCGGATTGCACAGCTCAAGGCAATGGGGTTCGACGATGCGAAGATCGCGCAAATCCTTGGCGCACCGGCCGAGCCAGTTCCTGCGCCCGCTCCCGCGCCGGCCCCGGCCCCAACTCCGCAGCCCCGAACCAGACAAGGACGCAAGCCCAAAGAGGCCGCTAACGGGGCTCAGGAGCCTCCTGCAGCGCCTCCGGCGCCGGCTACCCCTGTGACGCCCGCCCCTGCGCCGCAGGCCGCTGGCGAGCTTCCGGCTGGCTTTGACGACCTACTTGACGGTATCATGGCTGAGACGAAGCAATAACAACGAGAGGGCGGGGGTCTCCCCGCCCTTCCTCACCCCGAGGAAACGACATGGACAACCTGCGGCTCTTCTTGTCCCGCATCCTGCCGTGGCCGCTCGACGGTAGCTACGTGAACATTCACTGGACCTTCCAAGGCGCTGGCTTCGACAGGCCGGCGTGGTCCGGCCGCGCGTGCACCACCGTGGACGAGTGCGTCCGCACCGTAGAGTGGGTGCAGCGCATGCCCGACACTAGGGACTTCTACGTCTGTGTCTCGACGCAGAGCGCGTGCATTGAGGAGGTGGCGAAGAAGAGCGGCCGCACCGTGCGCAAGGCGGTGCGCAGCCAGCAGAACGCGACCGGCGTGCGCTCCCTGTTCATCGACGTGGACGTGAAGGGCGGCAAGCACAAGACCGGCTATGAGGACGGTGCCGAGGCTGGCCGTGCCGTCGTCAAGTTCTGCGTCGACGCCGGCATCCCGCGGCCGACGTTGTTCGTCTCGACTGGCTCCGGCGGCTTGCACCTCTACTGGACCCTGGAGCGCGCTCTGCCGGTGCCCGAGTGGCAACCCCTTGCGAACGCCCTGGCTGAGGCTACGCGGCGTTTCGGGCTCCAGGCCGACACGGGAGTGACCGTGGACGCGGCGCGCGTCATGCGCCTCCCTGAGACCAAACACAGCCACACCGGCAAGCTGGCGACCATGTCCGTGCCGCACATGCTGCAGCACGACTACACCGTCGACCAGATGCGCAGCGCGCTCGCTCCGTACATGGGCGCGCAAGTCATCCCTCTCACCCCCCGAGGTAACAACGCGCCAACCGGAGCTAACGCTGATCTCGCCGGAGGCATCGAAACGCCAAAGGCCCCACCTGTAGCTGCACGCTCGATGGCTGACGCAGGATGCGGCTTCGTACGACGTGCGCTTGATACCGGCGGCGCCGACTATGCCAACCCCCTTTGGAACCTTACGACACTCGTTGCCACCTTTACCGAAGGTGGACGGGCTGACGCTCACGCGATGGCTAAGGGGCACCCCACCTATGTCCCGCAAGAAACGGACGACCTCTACGACCGCAAGCTCAGGGAGCGGGACGAGAAAAACCTCGGCTGGCCCTCCTGTCAGTCGGTGGAGAATGCGGGCTGCGTTGAATGCCGGACTTGCCCTCTCAAAGGCCCAGGTACACGACCCCTACAGTTCGGACGACCTACCCCGGCCGTTCCCCTGGCACCCATGGCCGGTGCCGGAGCAGGAGGATCAGGACAGGGACTAGAGCTGCCGCCGCGTTACGTCCGCAGCCCGAGCGGCTTGGTCCAGCACATTGTCATCAACCCTAAGACGGGAGCGAGCAGCCTAGTCGATGTCGTCGGGTGTCCGATTGAGAACGGGTGGATGCAGGACAACCCGTGGACGATCCACTTCACCGCTACGGTCGGGCACCGCAAGACGCAAGTTAGCGTCACCACGGCGCAGGCCAATTCGAGCGAGGGCTTCGCGAAAGAGATGGGCCACTACGGCATCCCGCTCAACGGCGACACCTCGAAGCTATTCAGGGAGTTCATCGTGGCTTGGCAGACCAAACTCCAACAGATCAAGGATGCGGTTGTGTCATCGGCACCGTTCGGTTGGTCAGAACCGGCGGGTGAAATCAACGGCTTCGCCTACGGTGGACGCGTGTGGCAGAAGAACGGAGACAAGCCAGCGTCCAACCCCGACCCCGAGGTGATCAAGCAGTTTACCCCCCAGGGTGACCTAGAGGTTTGGCGCGAGGCGGCGAGGATGATCACCGACTTACGGACGCCAGAGCGTGATGCGTTCCTAGCCGCGTCGTTCGGCGCCCCGCTGGTCCGGCTGATCGGACTGCGCGGCCTCCTGATCGCAGCTTTCTCCACAGACAGCGGCGCGTTCAAGTCCACGTCAATGGCAGTGGCGCAGGCGATATGGGGCAACCCGCAGACCGCGATGCAGCAGCTCGACGACACGCAGAATGGCGTGTTCAAGAAGCTCGGACAGCTGCAGGCGCTACCTATGCTGTGGGACGAGCTGCAGTCCAACGAGGACACACAGAAGTTCGTCAATCTGACCTTCCGCATGAGCGGCGGCAAAGAGAAAACGCGCATGTCGTCGGACACATCGTTGAGACAGTCCGGCCTGTGGCAGACCCTCTTGATGTCAGCGTCGAACGTGTCAGTGCTCGACTACATCGCCCGCGCCAACAAGACTACGACCGCCGGCATCTACCGTGTGTTCGAGTACGAGATGCAGCCGATCCCCTCTACGAAGAGCATGGTCGCTGCCCAGCAGCAGGTAGCCAAACTCAATAGTCACTTCGGTCAAGCTGGACTGGTCTACGCAAAGTTCTTAGGCTCGAACTACGACACCATCGAGAAGGATGTCACCGCCCTCTTCGACAAGCTGGAGAACAAGCTCAACATCCGCAAGGAAGAACGGTTCTGGGTGGGCAGCATCGTGGCTCTCTATTGGGGTGCGGTCTATGCCAACCGGTTGGAGCTAACCGATATAGACTTGCCGGCCCTGCTTAAGTTCTTGATCGCTACACTACAACGCATGCGCGGCGAAGTATCGCAGAAGCCTGTCAACATGACCGGTACCTCCGCTATCGGCAGCGTGGTGATGCAGTTTCTACGTGAGCGGCAGACCAAACACATGCTCCGCACCAACAAGATGCACACCCAGCGGGGTAAGCCGCCAGCCAACTCGATCAAGGTGACAGGCGACACGTCGAAGCTCGACGGCATCCAGATACACTTCGCCGACGAGAGCAAGCTCATGCGGGTAGCGTCGTCGCCGTTCCGCGACTGGGCGCACGAGAACAGCTACAGCCCGCACACGTTGATTGGCGCGCTGAAGCGCGAGTTCGGCGTGAAGGAAATCCAGGGGCGGCTAGGCGGCGGGACGCCTTACGTCAGCATGGTGGAGTACGTGTTGGAGTTCGACCTGAACAACCCAGCGCTGGCTGCCATACTGGAGTACTGAGATGAAGGTCCAGCCGATCTTTGCGTGGTACGACCTGTGGGTGGGGGCGTTCTGGGATCGCTAGAAGCGCAAGCTCTACATCCTACCCCTGCCATGCATAGGCGTTGTGATCTCGTTCTGATAAGCTGGCTTCGTAGAGTTGCGTATGCGTACCCTCAACTGATGGAGTGTGAAATGAGACTGCTCTTAGTGTGCATGTTTGTGATGGCCTCGTCTGCGGTCTATGCGCAGGGCCATCTTCCCGAGGACTGCGACAAGGTTCGCGGCGAGATCATTTGCGTCGATCCCGTTGGGAACTCGGAGAACTCTGACGGCCAGAGCCAGGAGGTTGACACGACCTCTCGCGGCAACTTGACCAACAAGCAGGAATGTTCCGGCCCTGGCAGCGGCAGCTCCAGCGCTGGCTGCTGAAGCCAGCACAAAATGACTTCAACCCCGGCCTAACCGCCGGGGTTTTTTAATGCTAAGCTACTTACCCTGTGGGGGTAAGTCGTGTGGCCGAAGATCAGGATGTCGCGCTCTACCTGCAGCTCGTGCGCGACATCATCGAGTCAGAGAAGCAGACCCTCAGCGCCATCCGCGGTTCGCAGACTTGGAGCGGATGCGTAGGTTCTTTGATCCATTGCCACCGCCATGGGCTAGGCGCTTTTTGTGGTCAACGTCTTTGCCCGCCACCGCCGACTTACCCTGTCGCTTTACAACCTCGGCCCGCGCCGCGTTGCGCTGCGCTCGCTTCTTGATCTGTTCGGGCGTGCCCTGGTAGTCGCGGTAGTGGCGAGCGTAATCTTCCTTCGTGGTGCGCCCCATATCTACTCCTCCTCACCATTCCAAGGGTCGAGCCCAACGTCAATGAAGGTGTTCGGTCCCATTGATCAGTCCTCCGGTTTATTGCGCTCGCGGAAGCATCCTGCGAGCCCATAGAAGAGGGCCACGGTGAGCGTGCCGAGACCTAAGCCGCTGGCGATGTCGAACCATCGATCCCGGCTGACCGGCCACACCAGCCAGACGGCAACGCCGACAAACGTGACTCCTATGGCGGTGAGGATAATGCTTAGTGAGTGATCGCGCCAGAGCCGTTTCACCGGTAGATCACCCACGTCATGGCGAGCACCAACACGCAGAGCGCCAGCAGCCACGGCAACCCCCACCAGCTCTCGTTCACCAGCACCCCCCTAGTCATGCTTCCACCCTCCACAGTGAGCTACTTCGTGGGCCACCGTATCCTCGCGCTCGTACTCCCGCGCGACGATCACTAGGCACTTTCGTCCAGTCCTATACGCGCAGCCTCGGGTCAGTACTCCGCGAATGTCGGCTTGGCAGATCACCTGCACCTGCGCGGACGGCAAGCGCTTCACGGTAGTCTGCCCGCGCCAGCGCTGAACGTACTCAGCCGGAGGCGGTCCCCAATCCATCATCCTTGCTCAACCCACCCGTCGTTCCTTTGGTGGCGCGTTGAAAGGTGTGTGACTGCCGGCCGGTGGGGGTGTGGCTCCAGCCCCTTCGCTCGCGCAGCGAACCATAGTCGTTGATCGAGCGTGTTCCAATGCGCTGGCTGGCTCCAGATGCAGGGCGTAGCGTCCATCAGGTCGGGCGTGATCTTAGTGCAGCCGAAGCCGTGGTAGATGCCTATCCCCCCATGGAGCTTGTAGGAGTAGGCGCCCCACGCGCAAGAGCACGCGAACAGCTCCTCGATAGCGCCCGGCCACGGGATGATGTCGTGCTCGACGATGACGAACGGCTCGCCCTCTTGCCACAGCCGGTGCATGAGCTGGCGGTAGGCGTCGTCCCCGACGAGATGCACGTACTCGGGGTCGTATGGCTCGGTGACCTGTAGCGTGACAGGGTGCAGCTCAACGTATGGGACGACGACCTTCATGTTACCCCACGAGGTTACTTTTTCTTTTTGCCCTTGCGCTTGTCGGCCTCGTGGAACTCCTTCGCCACCGACCGGTCCATGCCGACCTTCTTGGCGAAGGATGGAGAGTTAGCCGCGGCGGCCATGAACTTCTTCTGCTTCTTAGACTTGCTTGGCATTGGGGCCTCCGGTGGCGGCCTTCACCGCCCACATCGCGCCTTCCTCAAACGCCGTCTGCGCCAGGGCAGCTAGACGAGGATCGTTGCCCTTGAGCTTTTCGCACATGTCGATCAGCTCTGCAGCCTTCTGCTTCAGCTGGTCAACGTCGCTGTTGGCTGATGGATTGAACGACACTCGCACTCTCTGTTCGCCTAAAGTTGCCATGTCACACTCCTCTAAGCAGCACGATGATCAGGATGATCACGAGTACTAGGCCGATGCCACCGCCCCAGCGTGCGCCGCCCCAGTGGTAGCCCCCGAAGCCGCCGACGAGAAGCAGCACGATGAGGATCACAATGATCGGGTCCATGTCAGTCTCCCTGCAGCGCCGCGCGCCGCTTCTCTTTGTCCGCACGGATAGCGTCGAGCGCCTTGGTGCCGATCTTCTGGCGGGTGCGCTTCACCTCGTCTGCCTGCTTGTTGTGGATCACAATGCGTGCCCTAATTTTCAACAGCTCGCTCGATGACCCAGCTTCGAGGTACTGTCGCTGCAGTCGCTTACGCTCCTCTTCGAGCTTCTTGCCGATGGCGATATTCGCGCCTGTCTTTTCGCCCTCCTCAGCCATCCGAGCCGAGCGGGCACCGGCTGCCTGAATGAACGCCTCGGACGTTGTGATGTCCCGGTTTACCCTCTGGGTAACTGCCTTCGCCGTGTCAGCCACGAACTTCGCCGGCACAGCCTTGATGAAGGCTTTGCCCAGATCGCCGTCTGCCGCGTGCTGTCCGGCGTCGGCCCAGTCCAGCATGAGCGAGGCAGGGGCGCCACCAAGAAGGCGAAACATGTACGCCTCGGCGCCCTCACGGTCCCCAGACTTGGGCTCGCCGAACAGCCACATGTCGGACATCGACACGCGCGACGACAGGTCGGGGAACGGGATGAACTGCGCGATCCCGCGGGCGAGAATGCCCTTGTTGATCAGCTCCTCCGGGGTCTTGCCGACCGTCTCCGCGAACCACTTGCGCCACTTGCGCTCTTGATCATCCCAGCCATCGCTGAGCCCGAGCATGGATGCTATCACGAAGCCGGTCTTTAGCAGCTCCAGCCCAGGCAGCCCCATGGCGCCAGCCATCGCCATCTGCACGGTCAGTAGCGCGCCGATCTGCCCCCAGGCGATGCGCTTCTCATGCGGCGTGCCAAACCCCGCCTTGCGCACCATGTCGACTAGCAGCGCCGTGACGTTCTGTGCGAACTTCTTGAACTGCAGCGCGGGCGCTGCAAGCGGATGGCTGAAGAACCGCGGCTGGTTGAACGCAGCGTAGTTGAACTGCGAGCGGTCAATAATGTCCTTGGCATGCGCGATAGCTTGCTCCTCGGTCATCCCCGAGCTTCGGCCAAGGCGGTAGGCGGCCACGGCGCTGACAGAGCGGTTGATGTCCTCGACGGCGATCATCATCTGGCGCGCGATGCGCTCGGCCTTCGCAATGGCCATGCGCGTCTTGCCGGCGCCGGCAGAGATCGATGCCGCCAGCTCAAAGCCAGCCTCCGAGCCCAGCTGCCCCGTCGCCTGCAACTCGTTGATCAATTCGGTCAGCGCCACCCCATCCGGCTCCGCCGCTACGCGCTTGCGGATCGAGCCGATCAGGTCCGACGTGTCGAGCCCGAACTTGTTGAAGTGGCGGATCGCCTCCCCAGTGTTCGCCAGCCCACCGCCCAGCACGGTGTGCGCGCCAACAGCGCGGTAAGCCCGGTTCACCGCCGCCATGCTCCGCAGCGCCCCGTAGTGGCCTGTGAGCACCGGCACTGTGAACATGTTCGGCTGCAAGCTATTGACCGCCAAGTACATCGGCGAAAACAGCTTATCCATGAATGACAGCGTCAGCGCGAGCCTCACCCACGGATGCTGCTCACGTGGGTTGATCACGTTCCGGTCGATGCGCGCTACCAGTTCGTTGAGCACTTGGTTGCGCGCCTGCATGAACTTGCTCTCGGGCTGGTCAGCGATCAGCCGGCGCATATCCTCAAGCGCGTCCCGCACCGTCGGCATGTAGCGCAGCTTGCCGAGATAGTTCGATGCCGCCGTGGCGTACTGCACAGTGTTGCGCGCGATGTCCTGCGAAGCCCCAGCCACGTTGCGGCGTGGTAGCGACCGCTGCTGGATGCGGTTGCCCGCCATGAGCCGCACCGACGCTTCTTTGGCGGCGTTCTTCAGCACCTGCTTGAAGCCAGCGTCGATGTCCGTCCGCTTGTCGATCACCGAGATGATCGACGCGAGCTGCGTATTGGTGAGATCGCCGCCCTGCTCTGCTTCCTGACGGTCGAGCGCCTTACTGTCGGTCCACTCGAACTCGCCGCGGTTCTCCTCGATCCACCGCGCCGCCTCGCGCCCCGTGTCGAACATCTGCAGCCCGCGGCGCTGCACGCGAGCGCGGTAAGCCACCTCGTGCTTCTGACCCTTGGCGTCCTCGGCCGACACGATGGTGCCGTCCGGCAGATAGCGGCGCTTACCCACTGAGGTAATCTTGGCGCCGGTGCTCTCGGCAAACGCCTTGTATTGCACGCGTGCCGCCGCGTCCTTCGGCGCCCGCCACTCGATGATGACGTTGCCATGCTTGTCAGTCTCTACGATCTGGCCGCCGTGAAGATCACCGAGCCTCGCCCGCGTCCGCACCACCTTCTTGCCGTGGCGCATGAGCGGGACGTAGATGCCCTTGACTACCCGCAGCTCGCCGGAGTCACGCAGAGCGTTGAACAGCGTCGGGTTGTCGAGGATGCCGGCGTCGTCCTCAGTCAGCGTGCCGTTCAACGTGTTGTTGAAAAGCTGTGCGTAAGCCTGTGGAGAAATGTCGCCCGGCGCGAGCGAACGCAGGATGTTGCCGACCAGCGCCTTGGTCATCTCGTTCTGCATGTCGCGGTAGTAAGTGGCGCTGTCGAGGATGTATTTCTGCACGTCGGTGGGCAGCGCCGCGAACTGCTGCTCCAGCCGTGCTAGCTGCGCCTTGTTCTGGTAGTTGCGCGCCACGTCCTTGCCGAGATGCGAGTTGTCGGCGTTCGGCCCCAGGTTGACGTTCGCCATGGTGGCGTCGATCCACACGCCGGCGGCGCGGCCCATCACATCGCGGCCGTGCTGCTCGATCAGCTGCAGCCAGCCCTGCGCGATGGCCTCGCCATCCTTGCGCTTGTTGTCGACGTAAACCGCCTGCTTGCTCAGCGCCTCGTAGATGCGGTCGAGCGGGTTGCCTTCGCCGCGCGCGCCCTCGAACGCCGGCCGCATGGTCCGCACGATCTGGTCGACTGTACCGGCCCACAGCCCGGTCCGCCTCCACCACGACTCTGCAGCAGCCCCGAGATACCGACTCTCATTCTGCAGCGTTTGTACGGTCTCGCTGACCTCCATGGGGAATGCTGTAAGCGGGTTCATCCTCCCTTGCCGCTGCGTGGTCTCGTCTAGCGCCTGGGCGACTCGAACGATCTGCTCTAGTACGGTGCGCGGTGGCCCACCCTTCCCAAACAGCGCCTTCTTGATCCCGAGTATTAGCGCATCCCAAGCTGACATGCGCTGCGAAGCACGACTAAGCCGGTTACCGACTAGTATATCGGCAATCACGTCGAACTGAGTGCGTTCAAGTATCTCTACGAAAGCACGATTTGAAAATGCCTCCGAGATGAACTCGTGGGGATTGGTTAATCCATAAGGGACTCGATACTTGGTTTCACCAGCCGCTCGCGCCTCTTCTGCAAGCTGTGCACGTACAGCGTTCATCAAGTGCCCAATAAAAGTCCGCGCATCCTCGTTAGTATCAATAGCTCGATGGTATGCAGCGTGCAGTCCTTCGTGAATGATTATCTCAGCATTCAAATGATCAATATCAACAAAAATTTCATCAGTCTGCGAGGTATAGAACGCTCGCACTTTGCTCGTGTCCCTACCTGAAAAAAAGTGCTCTTTGGCAGCGTCCTGAAACGAAACCGGATCAAGCACGTGCACCCGCACATCGCCGGCCAGCTTGCGGATGCGGTTCGCCGCCTCCGTCATCATCAGCTTGTGGACGCCGGTCAAGTTGGCGTCCAGCATCAAGCCACGGATAGCGTCTTTCAGCGCGCCGGTCCGGTAGACAAGCCCTTCCGTGACTGGCGCCTCAGCCTCCACCGCTTCACGGGCGAGCGGCACGTCAAGCGGCGCATCCTCTCGCGCTTGAGCAACCAACTGCTCCCGCGCCTCCGCCGGCGTTGTAGCGGTTGCTGTACCGGCAGCGGCTTGGTTACCCCGCCGGGTAATGGCAGCGCGTTCCTGGGGCGTAAGGATCGTCCGCTTCTTGCGGGTCTCCACCACCGCCACACGCTTGGCGCCGCCGATGACCGCGCCCTCCATGGCAGCGGCGGCCTTCGCCGCCACCTCAGCCTTGCGAGCCACCTCTGCAGCATCCAACTCCGCCTGCCGCGCCGCGGCGCGCTTGGCGTCGATCTCGTCGACAACCTCTTCCTCGGGGGCGTTCTCCACGGCACCGGCGGTCGTCGTGCCCCGCGGCGCGGGAGCCTCACCCTTCTCGTCCCTGAGCGCCACACCGCCCTCGGTGTGCGACTTGGTGAACTCCTCGCCGCCACCCTGCCGCAGGCCGGTGTCTGTGACGACGAAATCCCGCACGCGGCTGACCGTGCCCTGGCCCTTCCCGATGGCGATGGCATCGCGGATCAGCCGCAGCGCCGGGTCCGCATCGGTCTTGAGGTTGGCAAGCTTGATGTCGCCGACCTGAGCCAGCTCGACCAACTGCCTCGCGTAGGCCCTCAGCTGAGGCGTGGGAGCCTCTAGCGTAGGGGCGACAGGGAATTGAGCCTGCGCCGCACGAACGCGCTCTGCGAGCCCCGCTAGCTCTTCCTGGCGCTTCTGGCGGTCCAGGTCCTTGGCGCTGAGGATTTTCTCGGCGCCCGCCTCGATCTGTTCCTTCTTGCGCCGGCCCATGCGCGACGGCCCTTTGGCCTCGACTTTGAGATTGCCGGCTGCGTCAATGACCAGCGCCTGCTCCTTCTTCGGAGCTTTCACATCTTCGAGCACGCGACGTGCAGGGCCGATCTCGATCCGCGACTGATCGCCGGGTGACGGCATGACCAGCTGGCCGATACCCCAGGGGTTACCGTCCTCGTCCACCAGTCCGAGCCTGCTGACGGAGCTGATAGTTCGCGGCTTCCCCTCGACGACGTACTGAACCGGTCGACCGGCAGCGAGCGCGTCTTTCACCTCCTGTCGAACAGCATCGCCGGCGGCGGCCATGTCAAAGCCGGCGGCCGTCGAATGAACTGCCTTGAGCATGTCGCCGGTAATGGTGCGCGTGCCTTCAGCTAGTGCAGGTGCTGCTGGCTCGACGAGCGGCGCCACTGGGGGTCCACCCACCGGAGCGGGCGGCGTGGCTTCCTCTGGTAGTGGTGGCTCGGCTGGCTGAACAGGAGGCGGTACGGCGGCAGCGGCAGGCTCTCCCGCCCCAATAGCCGCCGCCATCTGTGGCGTAACCACAGGGACGCTAGGGACCGCAGGAACAGGAGGCGCAGGATCAAGAGGTTCAATATCGTCATCGGGGATGAACTCTTCAGTGCTTCCGCCAAGCTCGGGATCGTAAACGAGGGCTGCCGCTACATCCGGGGCCAGAACATCCGGTGCGACCGGGGCAGCCTTAGTAACCTGCTCCACCACACCCGCATTGGCACCTCCTGCTTTCACCGTCTTGTCGAGCGCGTCCAGCTCCTGGCCGGGAGTCGTGCGCTTCTGGTCGAGCGTCACCTCCGGCCCGGCGTCCGGCGCCATGGCGCCGTTACCCGGCGGGGTAACCGGCGGCAGTGGCTCAGGACTGAGCGCCGCCGCGTTGTCCACGTCGATCTGGCGGTCCTCGACCACCGGCCGGCCGGGTGCGGCCTGCGCCGTGATAGCTCCCACGCCGCCGCCCAAGACACCGCCGACCAGCGCGCCGGACGCGGCGGCTTCCAGCGCCTTACGCCAGTCATGGTCGCCAGCGCCGCCCTTGGCGTCGAACACCCCTTCCTGAGCCAGCAGCTCGCCAGAGGCGCCCTCGATGCCCTCCTGCGCTGCCTCACCCAGTGCGCCAAGCGCAGTGCCACGCAGCACCCCGCGGCCGGCCTGCCCCGCCGCCCGGTGCGCAACGAGACCCTCGACACCGTAGCGGGACGTGAGCGCCGTGATCGCCGCCATGATGAGCGGCTTGTAGCCGGCAGCTTCCTGAGTAAGCATGGACTTGGCGACGGCTTCGTCCATGCCCATGCCGCGAAGCCCGCGGTAGGTCTCGCTCTCCCGCTGCAGCTGCTCGTCCGGCGTCTTAGTCAGCTCGTCGCTGATCTGATTGAACACGTCGCCGCCGCTGAGCGCACCCGCCGCCGCGCCGCCCGCAGCCACGCCTGCTCCTGCCGACGAGGCGATGCGCGCCGCGAGCCCGCCGGGGATGATGCTGGCAAGTAGGCTCGGGACCGCCTGTGCTGCCCGCAGCCCGATGGCGTTGCTCGTTGAGACACCTGAGCCCCAGATGGTCTCCCCATCGCCGGGCAGCACAGTGGCGCGCATGGCGCGCTGCGCCGCCGGAGACATGCGCTCGGCCTGCCCTTCTGCGCCCTGCCGTGCCCACTCGCGGATGTCCGACAGCTCGTTGTCGGGTTCCGGCTTGATGGCGTACTCAGCCGCGCCAGCCAGCCCGCCAACCACACCATAGCCGCCTGCCGCGAGCGAGCGGACGTAATCGCTCAGTTCCACACCGCCGTCAGGTGACGTGCTGAACGGTGCTCCGGGTCCAGCTACAGGGGCTTCGTCAAGCCTGAGTGCGGAAGCCATCGATCACGGTGCTTCTGGTAGGAGACTGGGCGGCAGATTTAGAGCCCGGTTCCGGCGAGCGCCAGTCGGCGCGGTCGCGCCGGGAGTGGCCGGCTGCACACGATAGTTTGGACCCCAACGCTTCTGCCGCTCGCTCTCGGTGATGCGCTCCCGCATCTGCGCCAGCGCGATGAGGTTCTGGCGGCTGAGCAGCACCGGCGGCAGGTTGCCCACCTGCAGAGAGCCATCCGGTAGGACGCGCGGCTTCGAGTTACCCGACAGCGCCTCGCGCGTGATATTGATGGCGTCGTCGTTGGTAAGCCGGTTACCGGACGTAGCCCTGATCTCCGCGGCGATCTGCGAGGCCCACAGATGGTCGGTGGACGTGCCTTCCTTCCACACCGTCGGCAGCTTGTCGCGGATTTCCTTGAAGTCTGTCTCGTCGACCTCTCGCTCTTTGGCGGGCATGCGCTGCAGAGCGGCCTGCGCCTGGACCGGTCCGACCTCGGTCTCGACGGCGCGCCGACGCACCTCCGCAGCAGTGCCCTCGCTTACCCCACGAGGTAGCGGCGTCGTGGTCTCCACTGCCTCGATGCCTGCCTGCTCCGCAGTGTCCACCGCACCAAGGCGCCGGCTTTCGGCGGCTTCCTTCGCAGTCAGCTTGACGCCGGCACCGTCCTTCGTGGCTGTGCGCTTGTCGAGGATACGCTGGTCGATCTCCTGCTGGCGCTTACGGCGTGCGTCCTGGCTCTGGTCGAAGCGCTTGTTCCGCCCCTCTTCCTGAGCCTGCAGCTGCGCGAGCTTCTGCTCGTGCATAGTCATCACGCCCTCACGGGTCTTTTCCCACATCCCGTAGCGGGTGGCGAACTTGGCGATGTCGAGCGCTTCCTTCCGGTCGAGGTTCTCCGCGCCCTTCTTCATGCGCTCGTCGAACTTGAACTCGTCGAACGCCTGCTTGCGGTCGCGCTGCCACTCACGAACGGTGCGGTTCTGTTCCTCGGTCGGCATGTCGAGGAACTTCTTGCGGGACTCGTCGCTTGGGCGCGAAGCCATGAAGTCGCTGCGGTCGTCCTCGCTGAGCGTGGACTGGTACGCCTCCACGGACGAGCGCGCTTTCTCTGCCTTGCGCTCCGCAGCGGTCGGCTGCGAGGTGGCGAACTGCACCATGCTGCGCAGGTACTCGGTGCCGTTGACCATGCCGGTCGCCATCTGCACCATGTCGTCGATAGCCAGAGCGCCTTTCTCCGTCACGCGCCCCTGCGCGTCGTGCAGCTCGAACTTCACGCCGTCGCCGCTCTTGCCCTTGATCTCCAACGTGTTGCCGTCAGGGACGAGCTGGTTGTAGCCCTTGGCGATAATCTCCGCGCGCTTTACGGGGTCATCGACGGCGAGCGCCGCCGCGCCATACTGGGACGCTGCACGCTTCGCTGCACTGAGCATACTCCATGCCGCCCGGTCGGCCTTCTGCGGTTCGCCGCGGGCGGACCAATACTGGTAGATGGCGTTGTAGCGCGCGACCTCCCGCAGTTCGGGAGGGAGCTGTCCCTTTGGGTCAATGGTCTGATCGACCATGGCGATCTCTTCGCGCCGCGGCGCGCCGGCATTGGTGGCGAGCGCCCTTACCCCGTCGGGGTTAATCCTGGCGGCTTCCGGCACGGCAGCATGGTGTGTCTCTGCGCCGAGCATGCGCTGGCCGAACTTGAGCCCGCCGGCCACCGCGCGGCGCGCGCCCTCCACGTTCACTAGGTCGCGTGGGTCGTAACCATCATCCGGGTCCGTATTCTCGTAGGCCGCGGCCACCGCCGGGTTCGAGCCAGCGTGCTCGGTGTCGGCTAGGTCGGTCGGGATCACGCCGCCGCGCGCCGCATAGACCACCGGCACGGTCTCGTCGTCGAGACTGAGGGCGAAGCGGTCACCGGGACGGCGGAAGAAGCGCCGCGCGCCGCCGCGCGCCGTGGCGACAGGCGAGCCGTCATCCCATGCCGGGGGCTTACGTCCAAGCTTTGCCTGCGTGTCGGCGTCGTAGAAGTGCGTGGCGCCCTTGAGCGCGTTGCGCTTGGTTCGCAGCACCTCTTCCCAAGCCTGCCGCGCCGCCTCGACGCGGTCCTGCGGCTGATCTTGCCACGAGCCCCGGCTGACCGGCTCGAAAGCTCCTTCGTAGGCGACCACCTTCACCGGGTCGACCTTGGCCGCCTCGGCGCGGTTGCGGATCACCTCAGCCACGTCATAAGGGTCGCCGCCCTCGGCCGCGATTACCTTCGGAATGTCGGCCGCAGTCAAGGAAACGCCGCTCGTCCGACCAGTACTGGGGCGCGGTGAAGTACCCCGTGGGGTAGCTGTGGCCGCAGCCGTGTCGCCGGCGATGCGCGCGCCGCGCAGCCCCTCCGCTTCCTCGCGGTACAGCTCGTCCTTCCAGTCCGTCTTGAACGCCTTGTACGTATCGCGGAAATTGGACGCGAAGTCCTTCAGGTCTGCAGCGAAAGACATGCGTTCACCTCAGCGGTAGAGCTTGGCGATAGCGGTACGGGTCCAGATGGTCGTTGGCGAGCGGAGTATCCGGTTGCGGCCCGCCGCCAATAGGCATCTCATACACGCCGCGCCGCAGTCCCTTGTCGAGCATCATCTTGCGGTGTTGGTCGGCCAAAGACATGTCAGGCGGAGCGCTCACGCCCATTGCTGCTTGCACACCGGGATCGAGCGCGATGGCCTGCGTACGCCGCACCTCGGGCTTGGCTGGAGCTTCTGCGCGCTTCTTGCGGCTGCTCTCAATGGTGCGCTGGAAAAACTCCTCGCCCTTCCACTTGACCACGTCCTCCGGCACGACGAACTCGCCGCCGTCGAGCTGAATGGCGCCGGTTGGTCCCTGCGCCGGGATGTCGTCGGTGATGCGATCACCGGAGGGTGACAGCTCCTCGTCGATCATGCCGCCTTCTGCGTAGCTCTTGCGGAACAGAGGGTTGATCAACCCCCCGAGAGCCGAGCTAGCCGGCGCTGTCGCCATCGACAAGCCGAGGCCGCCGATCAACCCCAGCGCCGAGCCCCAGCCGCTGCCCTGGCTGCGCTCCGCCTGATTGTACTTGTACTGGTCGAGAAGCTGGTTGTAGCCGGTTTTCATGGTGTCGGCCGCGGCACCGAGCCCACTCGTACCCAGCGCGCCCCACTGCTGCGGCGTGCCCATGCTGCTGGAGCCAGACGCTACGCCTGCCGTCTGTGTGCCGCCAGCCAGCGCGCCCTGTCCGCCAGCCAGCTGGTAGCCCTGCGCCGACATCCCCGGGTAGCCGCGGCCCACAGCGAGCGCCTCAGAGCGCAACGCTCGCGCCGTCGCTTCGGTCTGCTCGCGGGACATGTTGCCAGCGCCGGCACGCGCCGCCGCCTCGGAGATGCGCGTCCCGAGATCGAGCGCACCTGCACGCGTCTGCGACGGATCGATGCCGAAGCTCTCTAGGCGGTCCTGCGCCGCAGCGCGCGCCACCTTGTACTGGTTCGACACCTCGGCCATCGCCGCGCCCGAGCGCTGCTGGATGCGGGCCGGAGTGGCGTAGTCCTGTGCTTCCGCGACTAGCTGATCTTCGAGTGGCTGGAAGGTCTCCTTGTAGCGAGCGCGATCCTCCGCCGCCTGCTCATCGAGCACGTTCTGCCGAGCCAGCGCAGACTCGATAATCTTGTCGCTAGTCTCTTCGGTCTTGGCGTACTGCTGCCGCGCCCACGCCATCTGCTCCCGCTGCAGTTCGAGCGAGGAGTTAGCAGCCTGCGTTTGCGCCGCGATGATGCCGGAGTAATCCGGCGGGGGCGGTGCGTAGGATTTCTTGCTCGACATGCTAGTGCACCTTGTGGGCGGGCGAGACCCCTAAGAACCGGCAGTCGTCACGATACAGCGAGACGATCACCATGTCATCATCGGGGTAGACGCCCTCAATTCCAGCCTCAGCTTTGAACCCAGCTTTGACGGCAAACTGAAAAGTCTCCGCATCGGTTCGCCGAATGTCACCGAAAATCTTCTTAACCCCAAGCTGGTTGAAGGGGTAGTCGAACACGATGAACAGCAGCCCGCGGCTGATCCATCGGCGGTCCCACGACGTGATGTGTATCTTGATGCTGCCGCCCGGCCCTGTGTAGTCGCTGAATATCACTCGGCCGAGCAGCTTACCCCGCGAGGTAACTCTGGCGATGCAGTGGTCAACGAGCGGGTTGAACCGGTACACGTCGTTTGGATGCGGCTTTGTTGCGTCCTGCAGATCGTTGAGCCGGACGCCTTTTATCAGAGCCACTGTCCGCCACCTTTTGAAGCGAGCGCCGCCGTTTCGCTGCGATGCCGTCCACCGCACTTTTGTCGCCGGCGGCGAGCTTGATAACCGCATCTGCAAGCTCTTCCACTGAAACAACGTCCAGATCAAGGACGGGTACCGGCAGCTCTACCCGTGGCGGGGGCTCGGGCGGACGATCACCGAGGACGTATTCGCCGGGGAACCCCCCGGCCTTCAGCGCAATGAAGTCCTCCGGGGATGGCACGCTGCCGCGAGCGGTCACCCTGCCGTCTTGGTCAACCCGGTTGAAGCTGATCGACATCAGATGTCCGTTCCTGCTTTTCCAGGCTGCGCTCTAGTTCCCGCCTCTTGTTCAGGCGGCAGCGCATCGAGCATGTCGGCTATGCCGACGAGCGAATGTCGGCTTGTCCCCAATTCGCGGAGCTGCTGCGTCGTGGCATTCTGCGCCATGTGCCGGAACGCCCGCGCCACGCCCTTACGATCCGTAGTGGCCACCCTCATTTAATCGCTCCTCAGATGTCCGCCTGCGCCAGCTCGACCACTTGGATGCTCATGCCTAGCGTGTACCCACTAGGGTTATCCACCCCGAACGTATGAACACCCGGCGTCAACCCAGTCACCTCGAAGGACTTAGATGTGGGGGTGACCCCTGCGTAGAACTGGTAGGATGAGCCACCCAGGTAGTTGGAAGAAACCAACGTGTCGAGCGCGTTCATAATCCCGAAGCCGCTGAACCCATCGATAAGGAGTTGGAACGAGCGGATGGTCAGCGTGGTGGAGAAAGGAACAGTGTGAGTTGTAAATGACACATCCGAAATCGAGACAATCACGAGGAGACGAGAGTTCGCCCGCACCGTGAGGCTAGTGCTCAGCGTAGTGCCGCTGATGACATACCCCTCGGCAAATGCACCGTTGGCAGTGGCGTTAATCCCGATCTCTTGATGGCGGATCGTAACTGGCACACTGAAGTTGAACGTGACGCCGTTGTACGCGAACACCTCCTGCGGCGTGCCGCCCGCGTAGCTAGGATCGACTAGCCTGAACTGGTTGGCGGTGAACACTATCTCGCCGACGCCGCCACTCGTCCGCATTGCCTTCATGCCGATGGACGCACCGTTGACGGTAAGCGTCCATCCGTACGAGGCGACGTACCCCGCTGGCGCAGCCTCCGCGACCAGATACACCTGCCCCGATGCTGTACCGCCGTTAGCTGTGGCTGTGACCGTGGTGATGTCGGACGCCAGCGCAGAGTCAGCGTCAGCGCGGGCGGTCTGCTCCGCAACTACCGAAGCCTCAACATCACCCATGTCCGCTTCGAGTTGCGTCGTGCGGATCACGACAGCCTGAAGGCTGTTGGCTTGTATCTGGATTTGCTCAGTGAACCGTGCCGTCGCCTCGCCAGAGCGACGCTCAATGATCCGTAGCTGGTTGGGGAATGAGAAGGCTTGGTTCGGTCGCTGACCGGTGACCAACTCCACACTTTCCTTGAGCCGGCCCACCGTGTTGTGCAGCGACTCCAGGCTCATAGCCGGGTCAGGAATGGCAGGGTAGCTCACGTCAGGCACTACGCAGCTCCCGCACGTTCGACGCGATCATAAACGACTGCAGCTCGGTGTTCCCAGTGAAGGTGAACCGCCACACGTCGGACTTGAAGCCAGACGGCAACTTGATCTCTTTACCGCTGGAGTACACCGGACGGCTATAGACCGTGATCCACTCCGTCGTGCCGTCGTTACCCCGCAGGGTAACGTCGATTGTAAGGCTCAAGCTCTTATCCAGAGTGTCATCGAAGTATGCCTGGAACACACTGAAGTTGGCAGGGTAGGGATAGACGAACTCCTTGGATGTCCACGTGTAGGACACACGCGCCGCGCCGGGCTGCTCCCACTCGTAAAGCTTATAGGTGCCGCTCTCGTTGGTGATCATCCACGGCTTGCCGGACCAGTACTCGATGCCGATGTTGACCGGTGTGTCAGTCGTGTCGAAGTAGCTGACCCCACGCGTCTCCGGCTTCTGCGGCCAGAACCGCAGGCCGTCGTAGCCAGGGCCGGTCCTGAGCGTGATGTACTCACCGCCCTGCGCCATCGCACGGAAGTTCCGCGCGTCGATCACGCGCCACTGCTCGCGCGAGATCAACTCTTTCGTGACCGTGTTGATGACACCGGGCGACACCAGAACGAGCCCTTCCTCGCTGGCGTAGTAGACGCCCTCCGGCGCTGCAGCGATGGAGCCGCGACCGATGCACGGCAGCGGGGCGTCGGTTTTCTGCAGGGCCATGGCACCGGCCTTGGTGCCGGTGACAATAGACGGACGCCCAATCGTGCAAACGACGCAGCTGTTGCCGTACACAGCGAGCCCGACGATGGGCGCGTCCACCGTCATGGTGTACTCAGCGGGCCACGCATGCGGCCGGAAATTCTCCGAGAAGTATAGGGTGTTGTCCTTCCACGTCACAAAGATGCCATTCGGCATGAGCACCAACCCCTGCGTTCCCTCGGGCGGCAGAGCGTAGCTGGTGCTCTCCAGCATGACGGATAGGTTAGTGTCGGGCGTGGTGTCGGAGTACGCCGTAGTGCCCACTAGCAGCTCGGCCACGAGGAAGAAGTCGGTCAGGCCCGAGGTAGCTGTGACGGTGCGATAAAGCCGGATCGTGCTGAAGGCGACGTAGCTCCCAGCGGCCGGCGGCTGTGGGATGTTGGTGATGTCCCAGCTGCCATTGGCGAAGCCATCGATCTCGACCGGCAGGCTCGGGGCGCTCTCCTCCCCAAAGGCGTTTGCGAACGTGACGAGATACTGGCGCGTGACGATGGGCTCACTGCCGCCTGACACGCTGCCTGTGGGAGCGCCGCTAGGCGCCGGCACGCCGAGCGTAAAGCCACCTGTATCGAGGTGGCCGGTAACCCCGTCGAGGTAATCGCGGGAGGCGTGCCGCAACCCGGCAGTCGGCGAGCCCCAGTAGTACCGCTCATAGAGATCGTTGACGAGCGGCCCGCGGTAGACCTCGGTGTTGATGTCTTGAAACTCCAGCCAGTTGGCACTGGTCAGCGGCTCGCCCGCGGGGGTGGGCATAGAGACGCCCCCTTCCGGGAGACGAAAGACCAAGTTCGTGCCAGACAGCAACGTCTTAATCACGACATGCGAGCGGTTGCCCTGGAGATAGGCGCCGCCGTCGCAGTCGATGTTGTTGGCTAGTACGGCGGCATTATCAGGGAGCGCTCGCGAGTCCCTGATAGGCCACATCCCCGAGAAGCCGGCAAGCCGGAGGAGCCCCATTGATACTCTCCCGGCTCACAGGTCAGCCAAGAGCTTCGGGATCGTTAATCCGCACAACTTCCTTGACGGCGGCGTCGGGGTTCGGCCCCTTGCCGTCGTGCCAGCCATCCACCACGACTTCCTTAGCGCGGGGGATTTTGTGGCGTGACACCTTCTCAGCCTTCGCTCGCGTGCGCGGCACGTGCTTCTCGTCCGGCATGCTGACGAGGCGGGTGTTGATCTTGTCCTCCGGCCAGTCACCGGCGTTGATCGGCTTCGCCTCGGTGTCGACGCCACGCTCGTTGGCGAGGACCACCGGTTGGTTGACCGCCTGAGCAGTCACCATGTCGGTCGTCAAGTCCTCAGCGCGCTTGGTGTCCACGTCGGGATGATCGAGTTCCTCGACGGCGATCTGGTGCGCCGCGGTCAAGATCGGCTCGGCGCGGTCGGCCAGATGGATGATGGCCTCCAGCTCGGTCTGAGCCTGATCGGCGACCTCGGCGCCGGCGCGGTCACGATCTACTGTGTCGATGGGCCGGAGCTGCAGCAACTCGTCGCGCCGCTTCTCGTCCTCTTTGATGACCTTGTCGGCTTCCTTGAGGCGCCGGTTGAGATCGCTCTCGTCGTGGCCGGCGGCCTTGGCCACTTCACGGAGACGGGCGCGACCGGCCTCCAGCTCTTCGCGGCGGCGCTGCTCGAAGTTTGGGGCTTCGTTGCCAGTCGGGAGGGTTGAGGACATATCGTAGACCCTTTCTGATGCGGTTACCCCGTGAGGTAATGCAGTTGTAGCACTTCAGGTCGGGCGCCGCAAACCTGCTGGCTAATCAACCAACATGAACACCAAAGCCGGAACGCCCAAGGCTGTCACCACGGCGAGAACGGTAAAGGCAGTGCGGTAGCTGTAGTGCGACAAGAACCAGATGGCAGCCGCTGCCCCAAGAATGTTCAGAACGACTGACATGCCAAACCAAGGCCATGTCCGCAGCCAGAACGTATAATCCCAGTCGTTTCGGATGTAGAGAAACTGCATCCACTGCAAAAACGCCCTGAGAGCGCTACCAGCAGTGAAGATGGATAGAAAAACAACGGCATAGGTGACTGGGGTGAACTCAATCTGCCCTCTAGCTGACTTTCGTAGAAGGTAGCCGACGAAGGTGATTGTTAGAAACAAGCTAGCCCAAAACCAGACTCCTGCGCCGAGTTCACGAACCCAGACATCCCAGTTCGTGTAGATTAACTGCCCTCCTTCGAGGGCCGACTTCCCTCCTTCCATGTTTGGTCCTCTCTCATTTGCTCAACGAGCATCCTGACATAATCAGCACGACTTTGGATATTTTTCAAGTCGTGTCGGACTTCACGGTTGCGCTGGTCGATCTGCTCGATGCGATGCTCAACCGTTTTATCGGGCGAACTGAACATCCCGCAAAACAGCTGGGCGAAGAAAGATTTCCCGCCCACGAGTTCACCTCACGAATTTGAACGCTAGAGCCACTACGGAGCTGAACAAAAGCCCCGCTGCCCCTCCCCACATCGCCGCTTGGAATTTCAGCAGGGCGATGTCCGTCCTGATTTGAGCTATGTCGTCCTGCCGGAATTGCTCGATCTTCTTGTTGATCGCTTCCACGGCTGAATTGATCCTTTCCAGCTCGGTCAGGATTAACCGTCGGTAGCCCTCCCAGGAACGGTCGCCAGCATCGTCGGGCATGGGCTACTCCACGGCGTCGCTCACGTAGCTGATAGTCCCGTAGATTACGGCAAAAGCGATGAGGCTGAATGCTATAGCACCCACGACGTAAGGCCAAGCCCAAACATGGCTCCACTCGCGCAGCGGGTCGTTGTCCTTCATCGCCGTTTTACCTCGATGGGTAACGCCACCTCGCCGTAGTCCTCGATCAGGTTCTGCACATCGGCAGCGGTGAGCCACGCCTCTCCGCCCTCACCATAGTCCAAACCCCAGCTGTTGCGAAGCTTGTATTTTCCTGGCTTGCGGGTGACGGGGTCCAGGGCGAGGCGGTTACCCCCACGTAAGATGTAAGCGTGGCCACCATAGTTCGTTCCGGTGAAGCGCGCGAAGCCAAACTCATCGATGTACGACATGTCGCGGGTCCACGTCGTACCCATAACGACTACACCCACGGTGGCGAGGTGAGCGTGCACCTCGGCAACTGTCCTCGCCCAGCGATAGCTCGTGACGTAGCCGTTGGCGACCAGCCACTTCATAGCGGCGTGGACAGACGTGCCCTCGTAGTCATTACCGACCCACTCGTCGTGGTCTTGGCACCAGTGGTAGATCGAGCCGCGCGGGATACCCTCGACTTGGTTGCGATGCGGCGAGGCTTCAAGCATCCCGCGCGTGCTGTACTCGACGCAATGCGGGGTATTGCCCTGATCCTGCAGATCGCCGGCCGCCCAGTAGCGATAGTCGACGTTCCGCGCCGCGGTGAGAAGCTTCTTCTCGACCCGCCAGTCCTGATCCTGCCAGACTTCAGACGCGCCCTTCCGCAGCCCGTGACCGGGCATGCGGATCGCTTTGTCCTTGGGGGAGAGGTACATCATGGCCGGCTCTCCTCCTTGGCGGCTTCGCGAGCAACCTCGACAACCTTGCCAACGGTGCCAAGTACTCCCAGGAGCGGCGACAACCTCGCCAGTCCCTGCATGATGTCGAGCACGCTATCTGCCACGTCGTTGATCTCGTGGCGGACCTTGTTCAGTGGCAGATGATCCATCGGGACATCTTCCGGCTTCACGGTCGTCCAGCCCTGCGCGCGCTCCTCAGCGCTAAGAGGTGGCGGCCCATTAGTAGCTACGTTGGCAGCTCTATCAGCAGCCACACCAGCAGCCACATTCGAGACCGTGATGGCTGCGCGCTCCTCAGCAATCTCCTGAGACCGCTTCTCAGCTCCTCGTGTCCCAAAGGTGATGATCTGTGTTTCAGACGCCCAGCGCTTGAACCACGCCCATCCAGCTGAGGCCGCCGCGAAAGCCGCGCCTCCGAACGGCCCCATGAGTTGGTCCTTCAGCGGCAGGGCAGGATTGTAGAGCACATACGCCACCCAAGCGGCGGCCAGCGCCCCACCCATAGCTCCGGTAAACACCGGGCTCTGGAACCATGGGATAGCCGGCTTCTCGTCCGTGCCAGGAATTTTCGCCGGGACAGTGGCAGGGACGGTACCGGGAACGGCGCCGGGGACAGACGGAGGAACGACAACGGGTGCCATGGGTTGATCCTTGTCGGTTGCCCACACAGTCGAAGGCGGAGGGTTGGCCTTGTAAAGGGCCAGAGCCTCACGCGCAGCCTTGATGCGGGGGTTGAGGTTGATCTTGGCGGGCTTCTCGAAGTAAGCCGCTACGCGCCACGTGGCGTTCTCCAGCGACTTGGATGTCTTAATCACGTCGATCAAATCGGGGCGCAGACCGGTGACGCGGCGATCCTCGATGCCGGCAAGCTCGCGATAGAGGTAGCTGTAGTTGCCCTCGTAGCTGTCCGCTGCCCAGCCCTTGCGCCTGATCCACGCCTCGAACGTCTTGCGCCGCGCCGCGGTCCACTGCGCGAAGCCGGTGCCGCCAGCCCAGCCTTTGGCCAGCGCACCATCTTCTACAATGTCATTGAAGTACGCCGACTCGGCAGCGAAGTTGCCGACGAACGCTGCAGCCTGCTCGGCTGTCAGTCCGAAGTCGTGCATAAGGTCCGCGATGAACTGTGGCGCCCACTTATTCCAGCGAGCGTATTTGTCTGCCATGGTTACCCTCCGAGGTTACTCTTACGTCAGAACGCCAGCCAGCTTCAAATCCGCAATGAGGGTTCCTAACACATCTGCCAGCTCGTCGGTAGTGGTGGCGTTGGCATCAAACGAACGGTCGGTAACCACGTTCGCCACGCTGTAGGCGCTCGTCTGCTTCACCACAAGCGCGTCGAGCACGAAGGCCGGTGCGGAGTTGCCGAGGTAAATCCACGTCACCCCATCGGCGAGCGTCTGCGTGCCACTCATGTGAGAGGGCTCGATCGACGACGCCCCGAAGGCGACCGCGCGGTAGAAGCGCCCCGACGTGGTGCTGACAACCGTGCCCCCGCCGACCGCGCCCGCCGACCAGGGACCATCGGCGATCACGCCTGTCGTGATGCAGACCCACTCATTGACGCTCCCGGCCGCCGTCGGCGACGAGTTGAGGTAGCGCTCGCCCCGAATGTACTGGCCGACCGTCGACGGCTGCGCGTCGCGAAGGCCAAAAACCCGGATCGACGGGCTGCTGAAGGCGGTCGCATCGGCAAGCCCAAAGTCGCGGAAGATCACCCGAGCCGTGTTGTCGACCCCGGCGCCGCCGCCATAGTCGATGTCGGTCGACGGCGTGGTAAACCGCATCACATAGCGGTTCGGGTTCCCAGCGTGCCCCACCGGCTGCCAATAGATGTCCTTCCCGAGGTAGCCGAGTGATCCCCAGACACCATCACCCTCAGCACCCTTGTTCCAAGTCAGGAATGCCGGCCCGCCGGAAGCCCCGTAACCGTTGACCGGGTTCGGCCCCCCGACGCGGAGAGTGACGCTCAAGCCGTGCGTCAGATACTCGCCGCTAGTGCCCATATTGGCAAAGCTGGCGCCGTAAAGTTGGCCAGTCCCGTAGGTAGGCGTGTAGCGCGTCCACCCACCGACCCCGCCAAGCGGCGCGGCAGCGCCATGGGCCAGCACGTTGGCTCCCTCGATGTAGGAGCCAATCACCTGTGAGTAAATGCTGAAGATGAAGATCGGGATGGTCAACAGGTCATAGTTGTTTGCCGCACTCCACTCAGGAAACGAAGCATTCACACCACTGTCGCGCAAATAATACCAGATTTGATCGTTGGTCCCTGGCGTAGTCGCTGCACCAATACCTGATGCTGAGCTAATGAGTTGGTAGTGTTTACCAAGATAGTGGACACCAAGGTTCCCATAGCCGGTGATCTGCGGCTGAATGTGCGTGTTGCCGAGCGAGGAGCCGTCGAAAATCCCGCACCCGCCAATCCCACCGACGCCATGCGTCGTGAACTTGATCGAACAACCGCCGTTGGCGTCGATGCCGGCAATAGCGAGAGAGTGGCCTCGAACCTCGTGCGCGTAACAGTTATCGAGGAACCAACCGTTTGCGTTGCCATTGTGCTCGCCGGCATGCCCCGTGACGGCGTGAATGTAGAAGCCGTAGCCGGCCGCCGCGTAGACCCCAACCCGCACGCACGTCATCGAGCAGCGGATGTTGAAGCCGTGCCGGGTGGGGTCGTAGGTCAAGACACCGGAGGCGTTGTGGCAGGTAAAGCCTTCGCAGCGCGAACCCTGCGCAGTGCCGGGGTTTTGCCCGAACGGCCAGGGGCCGCCGGTCTCGGACCCACCGTTGCCGGCGTTGTTGCTGAAGAATACGAACCAAGAGCCCGACGTGTTAGTGAAGTGAAACTGCGAGGCGGCCCCGCCGCCGAACGCATCCGGCAGATGCCCCGCCGCCCCCCTGATATAGACAATGTCCCAGACCTTGATCGTCTGGGAGATCATGTACTTGCCAAAGCCGAGCTGAATAATAGGCGAAGTATTCGCCGCCGTGTTGCCGCTTGGATCGAATTGGGTGTAGCCAATAAGGTCCATCAAAGGCTGATAGTTGTCAGTCCCAGTGGAACCGTTCCAGTCAGCCTTGCCGCCGGTCTGCTCGATACGGACGGTGCCATCAATAGGCTCGATCTCCCACCACGCCCCGTCGAGGGACTGCGCATAGACTTTGCTGGTCGGAACCGTAGGAGCGCCTGAACGTCGCCGCAGATGGCCCCAGCCACCATCCCCCTCATTCAGGTAGCCACCGACCAAGAGGCGATCAATCGAGGCATCGATAGTCGCTCCAAGGACCGCGGCGCGCGACTCGAAATATCGTGCCTCAACAGTGCTGGCGCCGGTGAACCCGCGAGGTATCCCGAGCGCTAGCGTCTGCGCAGGCGACGTGCCGCCAATGACCGCAGTAGCTGGCTCGCCGGGATCGAGCGTGGTGACACCGGCAATGCTGAGGACATTCGGCGGGCCGGGAACTGTGCTGGTCGGCCCCACCTTACCCTGCCGGGTAACTGTCACTGGGCTGCTCGTGACCGATGCCTCGTTGCGGGTTGCGTCGAGAGTGCCAGGGAGGCGGGTACGTGGAGCCATGTCGGTCCTCTTAGCGGCCGAAGCCGGGGAAGCGCCACAGCTGAGCGTTACGAACATCACCTGTCTCGGCAGCGCGCCGCGCGACCGCACACTCGGCCTTGTAGACCCGTTGGTGATACGCAGCGAGCTGCGGATTGGAATACGGCTTGGCGGGCTGAACCATCATCATCGCCAGCACACCGTTGACAAACGCCTTGTGGTGTTTCGACCACATGTCGGCGGGGATCAAGTTCTCAATGTCGGAGCCGGTGTTGATGGCCGGCGCGAGCGCTACGACGGTGTTCAAGTCTCCAGCTGCCACGTCGGCCGCGGAGGGCGCCGTGTAGAGCGTGATCGTGCCGAACTCGTACGCCACACCTGTCAGGTCGAGCGTGTCATGGTCAACGCTCAACGCCGCAACGATCTCGGTGCCAACCGGCGTGATAGCGTAAGTGTCCTCGCCTGCAGTCAGCGTCGTCTGAATAGTCTCGCGCCACGCCCACGACTCCCGGCAGAAGTCGTTCAGCATGTTCCAGATTTCGAGCCGAAGAAGGTTGATCGTTGAGCCGACCAGCTTGACCTGTAGCTCATTCACGAGGCGGTCTGAGAGGGCCATTATGCTGCTGCCGCCATCATCTTGCCGATGAACCGAAGCTTGTACTGCTCAGCCCGTCGGTCGCTGCCGTCCTCGTCGTCACGCTCCAGAGCATGGCCGACGACGTAGTAGAGGAGCGGCACCCGATACTGTTCGTCGATGGCGCTCATAGGGTCAGCGTTCGTACCGCCGATGGAGGTGACGCTGATGGTGCCCGGCGATGTCCCCAGAAACAAGTCCGCGCGCAGCTTGCGAGCTTCAAGGAGGCCGAGGTTGAGCGCGTCGATCAAGTCACTGTCCGAGTACCGGACGGGGTGCGTCTGGTCCTGCAGAAGCGACCGAGCCTGCGCGAGGTAGTCGGTGACGGTGTCGAGCGCCATCTGCTGATCCTGAAAAGGCTGGGCCGAGGTTACCCCGAAAGGTAACCCCGGTCCAGCAAGGCAGTTCGGAGCAGCGTCAACCCGGTTACGGGATGACGATGGCCTGAGCGATGGCAGTGCTGTCGATGGTGCCGTAGCCGTAAATCTGCAGGCCACGGATCAGCGTACCGAAGGTGCTCTCCGACCGCAGGGTCTCCATCTTCGTCATCTGGGTGGCGAAGGTGAGGCCGTGCGCGTGGCCGGCGTAGATGGCCCATTCGCCCGCCGCCAGACCAGCCGCCACGCCCGAAGGCAGGAGGTTGGAGCTGTAGATGGTGAAGCGGTCCACCATGCCGAGGCGGCCGTTGCGGAGGATCGACTGCGAGTCGCCAGTGAGCGAGGCGTCGCGCAGCTCGGACATCTTGATGCGCGAAGCGAACCAAGCCGGCACGACGATCCAACGTCCCGTCTCGGGGATGTTCTGCTCGTCGAGCACCTGACCAAGGCGCACGATCATGTCGACCACTTCCACCTGACCGGCGGTCGGGTTGCGGGCGACGACGGTGACCGGCGTACCGGTGACACCGAGGTTGATCGACGCCGACTTGGCGCCGGCGGTCGTGCCGCGGTTGGACGCATGCGCGTCGCCGAGAAGCGAGGTGAGGACCGCCGTGTCGATGGTGATCTTCATCTGCTCGGCGGCATCGTCCGACCACATCGACAGCAGGTTCACGTCGGCCTGCACGTCCATCACGTCATCTAGGATGGCGTTGAAGTACTTGCCCTGGTCGATGCTGAGATCGACCATGTTGGACGACGGACGCTCAACCAGAAGCGTCTGGCCGGAGGTGTAGTCGCGGATGGTCAGGGTCGGTCGGGTGCGGATGTGCACCGTGTCGCCCTGGTTCTTGATCTCGCCCTCGTAGTCGGTGTTCGCGATGGCCGCGAGGACGGTCGTCGCGTAGAACTTCTCGATGATCTTTCCCGACCAAATCTCGGGAATAAAGACCCCAGCGTAAGCCGGCGACGGCTGCGCTGAACCGGACGGATACGGAGTACCTGCAAGAGGATAAGCCACGGCGGCACCTCAGTCGAGCGCGCCGCCGTCTGGCTGGTCGCGCTTAGGGTTGCGGAGGTCCGGCTCGGACGCGGCCTGCGTTACCAGCGGCGATGATCGCACGCTCATACGCTTCTGCTTCCTTCTCCCGCCCCTTCCACTTCCCTGTTCTCAGGTCCGTGTAGAAGCGCGAGATGTCGCCGGATGTGAAATACTGGGGCTCTGCGGTCGCACTTGCAGCGGCGGGCGCAGAACGGGCGGGACCGGGAGCCGCAAAACGCTCCAGACCATTCTGGGGAGGCGGCGAACCGGCTCCGTTGGCCTGAGCTGCTGGCTTGGTAAGTCCAGCGTCCCGTGCGTAGCTCTCGAAAATGGCGGCAACTCGGCCGGCATCGTTTGAGCTGAAGGCTTCTTTTAGCAGCTGATGGCGCTGCCGTCCAGAGAGCTTTTCAGGATACTGCAGCCACTCAACGAAGCTGTCGTCCTCGTTGAGCGCTCGCCACGAATGGTCGCTCTGCACCCCCAGGGTCGGGTGGTTGTCGAGCGTGTTCATCATGGCCGCGCGTGAAGTGGCCACGGTGGACTGCTGCTGCACCTCCATCCGCTTTTTCAGCTGATCGATCTCCGCCCGCAGCTGGTGCTCTACAGGCGCCGTCAGCTCCTTGAAGCGCTTCTCCATGACCGGCAGAACGTCCTTCCACTCCTCCTGCTCTTCCGGCGTGAGAAGTTGCTGCACCGTCATCGGCGCCGCGGGCTCGGGAGGAGGCGCTGACTGCACCGCGGACAGAAGGCGCTGCATCTCGTCGAGTCGCGTGGACATGCCCTGCAGGTCCTGCTGCAGGCGGCGCGTCCGGCCGACTTGGCTCTCATAGCGCTGCTTCCACGTCTGATCGTCCGGCGAGGGTTCCCCGGTTTGGGGCTCTGGGGCCTGCTGGGGAGCCGCCTGACGCTCTTGCTGCTGCGGAGGTGGCTCGGGAGGGGGCGCCGGCGGAGGCTGCTCCTGGGCCTGCTGTGGCTCCTGGGGAGGCTGTTCCTGCGGGGGCGGCATGGGCGGCAGCGGTGTCTCTACCGCTCGGGCTCGCTCCATGGCTTCGCGCTGGAGCTTCTCAGCGCGCTCCGCGGCGCGTTTGGCAGCCGGCGGAATGGTGTTTTGGTCGATCTGCTTAGGGTTTGGTGCGAGAGCCATCTTTACGTTCCTTCTCTGCTATCTGCGCGGCAAGCTCCCGGCCTGAAGCGAGAGCCTTGAACACGTCGCGAATTTCGCGTGCGCGTCCTTGGCGCTCGGGCAAGTCGGCAGGTGGGGCGGAGATGCAAGCTTCAGTCACGTCATCGAGATATTGTGCCAGTGCTGCCATGAAAGCATTCCAGGCAGGAGGCGAGGCGGCCGACAGTTCGAGGACCGCCTTGGCGAGCCGAACCTGTGTCTCGTTCTTCATTTCCTCTTCATCGGTTTGGGGGGTTGGAAGCCGCCGATCTTGTACGGCGTGGCAGCGGCGTAGGTAGGTATCTTAACATCAGGCGGCTTGTAGCCATCGGGGGCGAGCGTCGGCTGGCGTCGCCGACGCTTCACCATGTCAGCCTGCGCCTCGCGCGGCGTACGCGCTTTCTTGAACTCGAACGGCATTAGCGGGGCTTGGCGGCCTTCACGCTCTGCTTGCCAAACATGTGGGTGCTGCCCCCACGATGCGCTGGCAGCTTGCCGGTCGAGATGACCTTGGACTTGCCGGTGAACGAAGATGAGCGCTTGTTCGTCGGCCGGATTGCACCACGAGCCATGAGTCTCTCCTGTGTTACCCCGCAGGGTAAGAGCTACGCTACCAGACGCTTGATAACTGACATAGTGCCTGAGAACAACGGCACAATCACCCCCGAGGAGACGATGGTCATCCGGGTTTGGTGAAAAAGCTTCTTCTGCCCGCGACCCACAGTGTCCGAGCCCTGAAGGTAAATGACCACGGTGGACTGACCGCCATTCGTCACAAACGTGACATCCCCGAGCGCAGTACTTTTCTTGATGGGCACGGAAGCCGCGGCGTCGAACTGCGAGGGTGACGCCCACCACTCGATCAGCGATGGGACTGGAATTTCATAGGGCATGCCGTTCCACGTGATGGGAACAGACAGGGTGTGAGGGGCACCCTCGATCACCTCAAAGTCTTGGTTGGGCACGCTCATTGGAATGAACCTTCTAGCTCGTCTGCGTTCTGGACGCTACCACGAAGCTCGCCGCCCACCTCCGCCGAGCCCTCCAGGCTGCGGCCAAAGACCGTGCTACCCCGTAGGGTAATCTCGCGGCCACCGAAGATCGCCAGCGCCGGGGTGTGGAACGGAGACACATCGCTGCCGAAGATCGGCACGGCGTCTGCAACGGTCGTGAGCGTGTAGTGGATCGGCGACCGGGTAAAGACCGGCGTGACGGTCGCGCCAGTGATCGGGACCGTACCGGCGGTGATCGTGACGGTGCCACTCTGCGACCAAACCGGCGTGACGGTCGCGCCAGTGATCGGGACCACACCGGCAGTGATGGGCGGCTCGTACCGCCCGTAGACCATCGTGACAGGCTGGCCGACAATCTCGACCCACCCGGCGATCCACGCTGCAGTGACACCCACTGAGCCTGTGACAGTCTGCCCAGCAATGGCGACCGTGCCAGCCGTGACGCTGATCGTGTAATTGACGCCACCTCCCGACCACACCGGCATGATGCTGGCGCCGGTGATCGGGAAAATGTCGGCGTCGACGACAATGCCATAGCCGAAAACCGGGCTGACTGTCTGGCCAACGATGTCGACCGTCCCGGCGGTGATCGTGACCACTCGACCAAAGACCGGAGTGACTGTCTGCCCGACAATGGCCACGGTCCCGGCAGTGATCGTAACCGTATAGCCGGTGCCCTCGATGGGCGTGACGGTCTGACCGGTGATCGCGACCGCACCCGCAGTGACGCTAATCGAGCGCCCGTAAGCGGGAGTGACGGTCTGGCCAACGATGGCAACTGTGCCCGCCGTGATCGAGACCGCTCGGGCGAACACCGGCGTGACCGTCTGCCCGACGATGGCGACCGTGCCAGCGGTGATCGCAACAGCACGTCCGTAGGCGACCGCGACCGTCTGCCCGGCGATGGCGACCGTGCCAGCCGTGATGCTGGCAGTCCAGCCGCGCGCAGGCGTAACTGTCTGCCCGATGATGTCCACGGTCCCAGCGGTGACCGTGATGCTGTAACCGCCGCTCTTAACCGGGTTGACCGTCTGCCCGACGATGTCGACCGTGCCAGCGGTGATGCTGATCGTGCGGCCAAAGACGGAGGTGATGGTCTGCCCAGTGATCGCGACGGTGCCAGCAGTGATCGCCACCGCGCGCCCGTAAGCTGGCGTGACGGTCTGACCGGTGATCGCGACCGCACCCGCAGTGACGCTAATCGAGCGCCCGTAGGCAGGCGTCACCGTCTGCCCGGTAATCGCAACCGTGCCAGCTGTGATCGCGACAGCCCGCCCGAACACCGGCGTGACGGTCTGGCCGACGATGTCGACCGTCCCAGCGGTGATCGAGATCGTATAGGAACTGCCCGAGCCATAGACCGGCGTGACGGTCTGCCCGACGATGTCAACGGTCCCGGCAGTGATGCTGATCGAGCGCCCGTAAGCGGGCGTGACCGTCTGCCCGACGATGTCAACGGTGCCTGCGGTGATCGCGACCGCACGGCCGTAGGCGGGTGTAACAGTAGCGCCGGTGATCGCGACCGTACCGGCAGTGATTGTCGGCTCGATGCGCCCGTAGCTCGGAGTGACGGTCTGACCAACAATCCCAACGGTGCCGGCAGTGATCGCGACGGCGCGCCCGTACGCTGGCGTGACCGTCTGCCCGGTGATCGCAACCGTAGCAGGAGTGATAGCCGGCTCGACGCGCCCGTAGTTCGGAGTGACCGTCTGCCCGGTGATCGCAACGGTGCCGGCAGTGATCGTAATGTCGTAGCCGACTACCGTGTCCTCTTGGACGAGATAGCCAGAGCCGTCCTCAAGGAGGATGCCGAAGCCGTCCTCCTGCAGGATTTTCCCGCCTGCAACCGTTCCTACGAGCGAGATGATCGGGACGCGGACGCGCAAAGCCATGGCGTCAAGCCCCGATTAGAGGTGGACCGTCGGGATACAGAAGTCCTGCGTTCACACCCCCCATAGCACCGCCGAGCCAAGCCTCCAAGGCGGCGTGTTTTTCTATGAGGGGGGCTGGCGCAGTACCAGTATGAAAAGAGTTTGTGACCGCCTTGTAGGGCTCAGGCGCGCGACCGGGATGCTGTTGAGCGCCCCACATATAAATGCTCTCTCCGCCGCTTACAGACGGACTTCCAGCAGCCGTAGAAAGCCCAATGTCCACAAGATAACCGCTATTGGTTGGAAGCACTGCGGTCCAGCATCGCCACCAGCCATTCCCGAGAAATCGCATGCCGGCGTTAATAGCCGCCGAACCTCGCTCAGCAACTACACCAGTTCCCAAGTTAAAATATGTGCGAACATCGGGGCCAGAAATTTGACGAATAGTGCAGATATTTGTATCTTTAGCCTTAGCAAACACTGACACTACATTCCAAACACCAGATGTTTGCCCACCATTTAGGTAACGGCAAATTGCTTCTCCAGCAGCACCCGTAGTTGCGACAGTGTTTGCTACTGTAGTACCATCTGGGCCGACTGCGGTTGCAGTTGTAACTGTAAGACTATTTTGAGACCAAAAGTTAAAATCAGCACTACCGACAATTATATTTGAACTATCGATGTCGGTTGTCCACTGCTCGCGATTTGGGCCAAACCAAATGCCGCCGGATGTCCCACGCTCCGGCCGCCAGACGCGGCGCTGGTACTGTGCTTCGTCTAGGCGATTGACTCCCCGCGGCACGTCACGTCACGCTCTCGTTGTAGGGCCGAACCTTAATCGAGTTGCCCGACGCAGCAAACGCAGCGCCGGAATTGTTGGTGATGCAGAGCTGGCAGGGACTCGGGTAGAGCCGAACCATCGGGAAGATCACCTTCTTCGCGCTGGCTCCTACGGTGAGCACTTGCGTGTAAGGCTCGCCACCCCGCACAGAGCCGGTGTTGTCGGGGTCACTGGTGCCGTGCGAAACGAACACCCGCAGCGTGATCGAAGCATCCGCAGTCGAAGTGAACGACCCCAGGTCAACCTCGATGGAGGCGTAGAGATCGAGCAGGGACGAGTTGTCGTGCTCGACGAACCCCGACGTGGCGCCGTTGGCAAGCGAGTCGAGCGTCGCGCCCGCAATATTCGAGCCGACTGCGCTGGGAGTAGCCCATTTTGCTGTGGCCATGGTTTACGGCTCCGCTGCCCACGCAGTGACGAACGAGTTGACGGCGGTCTGGATCGCTGCGTCGGTAATGTTACCCTGCAGGGTACCGGGCGTGCCTTGTATGGTCGTATGGCTCAGGAACCAGCGAAACTCCTTCAGTCCGTCGTCGCGGTAATTCGCGAACACCTTCTTGGCCCAGGCGATGCGTGGCGCGGTCTCGCCGCCGGTGTTCATCACCGTCATCGCAGCCTGCAGACGTGCACCCAGGAAACGCTCGTAGAGCTGCGAATTGCCATCGGCAAACTCGTTGAGCTGAGTGATCGTGGCCATTGTATCCCCTCAAAAAACCGCGAACATTCTATGTTGCCCAGCAGAAGCGGCAGGTGTGTATGTTATGACAATAATACCCTGACCGCCAGCACTTGTACCACCCGTACCCTGACCACGGCCAGAGCCTGCGCCGCCGTAGTTGGCACCATCGGCGGCTGTTCCAGTAGCGGACCCGCCTCCAGCCGCACCGCCACCCGTAGCTGCGCCAACTACGCTGGTAGTCGTGGCATCTGGAAGGTGTGTGGATGTCCACAACCCGGTGCCGGGAGTTGCAGCGACGCCCGCACCTGATCCGTTAGCACCGGTGGCTCCTGCACCACCACCGTCAGCGTTTGTCCCCCCAGTGCCGCCTGACGTACCTCCAGGGCCGCCAGCCCCGCCAGCTGTCGTAAGGCCGGCGCCGGCGCCGCCACCGCCACCACAATCCTGGCCAGCCGCACTCGTATCACCGGCGCCGCCACCGCCACCGTTCCCTCCAGGCCCACCTGCGCCGCCACCGCCGCCGCCAGTGAGAACACCCGAACTGCCCGCCCCACCTGTACCACCAGAGTTGCGGACGCCGCCACTTGTAGGAAAGCCGTTTGCCGCTACGCCGCCAGCAGCGCCAGTCGAAGAGGTTGCGCCTGAGCCTCCCTTAGCACCGACAAGCGAGGAGGCGAGAGAAGTCGCACCGAACCAAGTGTCACCGCCTGCACCGCCCGCGGAGCCGGCCACGCCCACGGCGAAGTCCACAACCGTAGTACCGGGCGTAAAGGTGTTGACGTTCGTACGCGCGCTATAGGCGCCACCGCCACCGCCACCACCGCCAGCACCAGCCACGCGACCACCGCCGCCGCCCCCGACAACTTCGACCTTATTGACGTTGGTCCAGTCAGCCGGGACATTCCACTGCCCAGCCCCGGTCGCGGTCAGGAAAATGACCTTGTCCGGCATGGATCAGAAGCCCTTGGCGTAGGCTACCACGTCCCAGAAGCCGGCGTCGGCGTTGTAAATGCAACCGATGTAGTCGGTCTTACCCGATGTAGTGGCAGTCAGCGCCGTGATGTCGGTGCCAAACCGGAAGCCGCCGGCGCCTGTGTTGAGCGCCAGCGTGCGATCTGCGCCGGACGCAGTGTGGCGGATAACGATCTTCTGGCCAGCGCTGGGGTTGGACGGCACGGCGATGGTGCGATTGCCCGCCGCCGTGAGCTTAAACATGTTCCCAAGGGCAGCGTCGAGCGCAGGTGTCGCACCATCAGTAAGTGTAACTACCGCGTCAATACCTGCAAGGGTCTGCAGGTAGGCGCGGATCATCGCAATAGTGGCGCGCTTGCTTGAACCACTGGAGCCCGGCGTAGCCGTGTCGTTGATAGGGAACTCGTCAGTCCCCTCGACAGTAGTGGCCGCCGTCAGGCCGCTGATCTTCGCGTCGGCCACTAGTCATCCTTACTGCGGGGGCTGGAAGTTCTGCCCGCCCTTCATGACGGAGACCATGCGCGCCAGCTCGACGTGCTCCTGCGAAATGGCGCCGATCTTCGCCTTGGCCTCGTTCACGGGGCCGAGGGCATCGGCATACTTCTGCGGCTCAGCCTGACGGTCGATCTTGCGCAGCTTCTCCTGCTCCTTCATCAGCGAGCCCTCAAGACGCTGGCGCTCCTTCACCACGTCGGCGAGCTTCTTCTCGAAATCTGTCGTTCCCTTGGCCATGCGGCCCTCCTGTTAGCCCACAACGAGCAGGTTGCCCGCGGGGATGGTGTACGTGTCGGTGTTGGCCATGGTCACGTCGGAGCCGTGATCAAGCCAACCGACGACCGGGTTAAGCGGCGACGTGGGAGTGTCGTCGACGAGGATCAACCAGCGGAAGGTGGCAACGGCACCGGTGGCTGTCAGCACCACGGCCGAGGACATGCCGACGTTGGTGGACGCGGTGGACTGCGTCATCGCCGCCATGGTGGCCAAAAGGCCGCCGGCGCCGTCGGTCATCTGGGTGTAGCCGCCACCCGTGGCGATCTGCGTGATGTTCGAGAGAAGGTTTGTCGTGGCGGCAACCGGCGCGTTGGCGTTAGCCACCAGAACCCAGCGGAACGTGTCGGTGTCGAGATCGTACACCTTGTTGCAGAGGTTCAGCGAGAAGATGTTCGGCCTCGTGAAGGTCGCCATTGGTCAGTCCCTTTGCAGTTACCCCGCGGGGTAAAGGTTACGGCACCACGCCGGTGGGGAGACTGTCCAGAATGGTAGTCCCCATGAGGTTGGTTGCTTTGTTGCGGAAGCGGACCCGCTTGCCCTGGTCCGCGGCGGCGAGCGCGTAGGTCGCGCCAGTCTGACCACTGATCTCGTCGTTGTTGCGCACCCACGCGCGTGTAGTGGTCACGGTGCCCGAGCCGGTGAAGGTGGCGTTGGTGCCGGTCTGCGTCTGGCCCACAGTCACGGTGCCGGTGCGCGTCGGCAGCGCGGAGGCGCGCGGCTTGAAGCGCCCATCGGCCATCAGCCCCTGGTACTCCAGCATGTGGCGCTGCGAACGACCCATCACAATCCTCCTGTCATGGCGCGAGATGCGTTACCTTCTGGAACGCCCAAGTCCATGTTTTGTGGCCCGGCCACATCTCCTGTCGGTGGCGGCAGCATACCCGGAGCCGCCACGGGTGGCAAATCTTCTTCTGGGGGCACGATGTCGTCGTCGATGCCGACCGTGCTGGAGACCGAGCGGAGCAGCTTGGCGCGACCCTGCGGCCCCATGATCTGAAGGTCGAACGGGTTGGCTGTGGCGGTCAGAAGCTCGATCTGCCGGACCCGCGCCGTCTCGCGCTGAACAGCCACCTCAACGCCACGCACGCGAATAGTCTCATCACCCCGGAACGTCCCGCTCTGATCGGTGAGCATGATCATGTCGTAAAGCCCTTCGAGCAAGGGCTTGATCACGTCGTGGTCGATGTTCTGTGCAACCATCTGTAGGATTTTGGAGGCGTTGCCCATGAGCATCGCCAGCCCCGACGCAGTGCGGCCGGCCCCGCCGCCGGGGTTCGAGCCGCTCATGTAGCGCGGGATCGCCGAGAGATCGTCGGCAAGCCCCTGGAAGAAGCTGTAGACGCCGACCAGCTCCTGCGCGTGCGAGGGCGGGCTGAAGAAGTCCACCGGCTTGATCGAGCCGGTCTGCGGCACCATCGGGTCCGACTTAGTGCGCCAGCGCTTCCACGGGTACATGTCGTCCCCGCTTTCCAGAATAGACAGCCGCTCCTCGTCGATGACCACCTGCGGCCCCGAGGCTATCGACAGGTTGTTCACCAGCGCACGGAGCGTAGCGTTGCAGACATCCTGAATGTCGGACAAGATGTCTGGGAGTGCGTTCCCAATAGGTGTCCCTGGAACTTTCTCGAAACTAGTGATATAGTAAGGATGACGCTTGCGAGGGTTGGGGGAAATCTGTGCCTTGATTATGTACCGGCCAACCAACCACGCCTGAACGAAGTAATCACGCAGGGGGTCTGGAATTTCCTCTGCCGAGAAGCCATAATCGAGTAGGAGGCGCCCTTGGACGTTGCCATGAAATTCGGCGCAATCGATCATCCCCGACCGATTGAAATGAGGGTTCTCCCTGGACTCACCCTCCGCCCGTTCGCTGTCAGTGGAGTCCATCCAGTCCCCAGAGAGACCCCCACGTCCATAGTCGTCGAGCACTTTCTCGATGTTTGCCTTGTTGTATCCTGGGAGGTCCATGACATCGTTGAGGTCCGCACGGGTCAACCGCTGGCGCTCAATGACCGCCGCATCCTTGATATGCGACGCGCCGGGTGACCAGTAAATGTCGAACGGGCTCTTGCGCTCCCAGAACATCTTCGGCCGCTGTTGGGTGATCGGCTTGCCTTCCTGCCACACCACGTCCGGCACGACGCGGACGACCGGCCCCTTGATGCAGGCGAAGGGGAACAGGGGGATGTCGGTGATGAACTCGGTCAACGCCGAGTAGAAGCCCCCCTCGGACAGCCTATCGTCGAGCTTAGACTCCGCGACCTTGGCTTCCTTCGCAGCCTTTTTCTTAGCCGCCTTGCGCGCCGCAGAAATCAGCGAATTTGTGCGATCTCGCAGTGCGTTGATGTCGAGCTGCTGCCCTGCAGCGATCTGCGCCTGAGCCTCCATAGCGACCAGCGCCTGCACGTCCTGCATGATGTCGTCCGGCAGCACGGGCTCGGGCGACGGCTCCAGCCCCCATGGCTTGTCGGTCGTCAGATACACCTCGCGCAGGAGCGCGCTGGCGCCGCGGCATTTGAGGGCGATCACCCGCGCGTACACCTCCGACCCGCCGAACTGCTTGATCGACATGAGCTGGTCGGGATCGTACTTGCCGTTGAATACGCGCTGTGCGTGGATGAGGCGCTCGTTCCAGCCGGATGCGCTGTTGCGATGGTTGCGCATCACCTCCCACTCGGTGCGAATGTGGCGAGCAAGCTCGTCCATCCGCGTGTCTTGATCGTCCGGCAGCGAAGCAGCCACAGTGGCGCGCTCGTGCTCCAGTAACCCCTGCGGGGTAACTACGCGCAGCAGCGGCGGGCCGGAGGGTGCCGTGGGCGGGGAAAGTGGGAGCGCAGTCGCCATCGGCCCTCAACTATATTATGTTACGGCGAAATCCAACCCATTAAGCCATGGATCGACCCAAATGACAAATGTCGCCATCCCGGTTTCGGACATAGACCGCAAGATGCGGCTCGTCGCCAGAGAGCTGGCGGTTGACATCATGGAGCCGCAGACAATCGTTGAAAAGTTTGATCTGAGCATCGCTGAGTGGGACACGATTATTCAGCACCCTCAGTTCAAGGAAATGCTGATTGAGGAGAAGGAGCGCTGGAACAGCTCCCTGAACACCCGCGAGCGAGTAGAATACAAGACATGGCAAATCCTTGAGGACGCCCTGCTCAAGTTCCAAGAGTACCTGCATTCCCCAGCCTTCAGCGACACTGCCAAGGTGCAGCTGCTCCAGGCCCTGCAGAAGCAGGTGGGCATTGGCCAGCGTGATGCTAACCCCGGCGCTGCAATGGGCGAGCGCTTCCAGATCACGATCAACATGGGGGGCGAAGTCAAAGTTGAACAAGATATTACCCCGCAAGGTAAGCTGATCGAGGGAGAGGTGGTGAACCCATGAGCGTACTGTCAGGCCCACTGACCAAAATCAGGTTCGACGCTCCCCCCACCGTCGGCGCGTTCATGCGCAGCCAGTCCTTCTTCCGGCTGATCGCCGGCCCGGTGGGCTCCGGCAAGACTACGGGCTGCATCTTCGAACTGCTGCGGCGTGCCATGGAGCAGGCGCCGGCGGCGGACGGGCTGCGCTACACCCGCTTCGCCATCGTGCGCCAGACGCTGAAGCAGCTCAAGGACACGGTGCTCAAGGACATCGAGCAGTGGCTCAAGGGGCTGGTGGCGTACAAGGTCTCCGACAACACGGTGTACGTCCACTTTGGCGACGTGCGCTCCGAGTGGCTCCTGATCCCGCTCGATGACCCCGAGGACCAGCGCCGGCTCCTCTCGATGCAGCTGACGGGCGCGTGGCTCTCCGAGGCCATCGAGATGGACACCGACATCATCCCCCCGGTGCTCGGGCGCTGCGGCCGCTACCCCGGCATGGGCATGAAGCCGGACGCGCACGAAGGTCAGTGGCCAACGTGGTACGGCGCCATCGCCGACACCAACATGCCGTCCGAAGGTTCGAGCTGGCACAACCTCATGGAGGTGGAGACCCCTCCCGACTGGCAAATTTTTGTTCAGCCGGGCGGCATGGAGCCGAACGCGGAGAACATCGCCAACCTGCCCGGCGGACGCATCTACTACGAACGCGCGTCACGCGGCCATTCGCCGGAATGGATTACCCGGTATGTTCACGCCCAATATGGACCGGACCCATCCGGCTCGGCGGTGTTTAGGAGCACCTTCAACAGAAAGTTTCACACCGTTGCGCTGACAGATGAGGCGCGCGGTCGAGGCGATCAGTTTGCACTCAGCCCAACTCACGGCCTTCCCCTTATCGTCCTCCAAGACTTCGGACGTAACCCCTGCTCCCTGATTTGCCAGATAGACCATAAGGGCCGTGGCTTGGTCCTTCAGGAACTCGTAGCCGAAGATGTTGGACTGCAGCTGCACGTGCAGCAAGCGCTCGTCCCCGCGTTGAAAAATGACCGCTTCATTCGCCACAGCGTATATGTAGTGGGTGACCCAAGCGGACGGCAGAAGAATACTTCCTACGAGGAGACTTCCTTCGATGTATTGAAGAACGCCGGTCTCCAAGCATTCCCAGCCCCAACGAATGCCATTGACCGTCGGATCAAAGCCGTAGAAAACATGCTCCTCCAGCAGCGCGACGGCGGTGCAGCACTGCTTATCGATGCGGATCAATGCCAAAAACTGGTAATGGCCCTCGCCGGTAAGTACCGGTTTGCTAAGCGAAAGAACGGACAACTTGCTAGCCTCCCAGAAAAGCTACACCCATGGAGCGATCTCGCAGACGATCTGCAGTACTTCTGTCTGGTTATCCAGGGGGGACTTCAGGAGTACATTGCAAACCGGATGAGTAATCAGATACGGGTGGCGCAGCTCGGTCCGCGGCAGCGTATTTCGCCACGTGCATGGACTTGACCCCATCCAGCACGTACTGCTCGCAGGACATGGCTATGTAGGCTATGTATGCCTGCAGCATACGCATGCCGGCTTCGTCCCACTGGGTCACCGGTAGCCCCACGTCGGCCCCCACGAGTCAGTAAGAGGACGCTTGTAGCCATTAGCCTGCATTAGCTGAAAGAGGATCGCGACCATAGCCAGCTCAGCCATCTCTGTTTCGTAACCAGCCAGCCGCCATGCGTCGGGGACGTAGCGGTTCAGGGTCATCTGGAGCGTGCGTTCGTTAGGGCAGTCAACTGCCTTCTCATCGCGTACCAGGCAAAAGTGAACTGTAACCACTTAGCCCTAGCGTACAGCCTATCGTTGCGATACAGCTCGTAGTCCAGCACGGTTAACCTTGCGGGGTAAGGCGGGGGAGAGCTACGCGGAGGGCGATCCATGCTCTCCCCCTACCCCGCGCCACCGGGGCAGTGTGGTGGCACAGGGGGTCTTGTTACAGGCGGGCCGGTCTCCATCCTTCCGGGTAGGAGTGCCCCAGGCGAGGCTCATTCCGTAGTCCGAGCCAAGCGATAGCCCCTGGGTGCCGGCAAACACAGCCCGCCTGTAGCTCTTACTTCTTGTAGTTCTTCGTCCGCGGGCGACCCTGCTTCTTGGCCGCTGCACGGTCGTTGCGGGCAAGGTGCTCGCCGACGGTCTCGTCTTTATGGCCCCGCGGCACGGGCTCGGCGACGCGCACCGGCTGCCCCTCGGCGTCTGCCGCGCCGCGGCGGATTTCTTGGTTGGCAGTGCCTGAGCGCTCCGCACCGCCGGAGACCTTGCGCTTGCGCGGGCTCTCCAGGGGGGCGTTCTCTGCCGCCTCGAAGTCTGCCTGACGCTCACTACCAGCAGCCATCTCCTCCTCGGTCTCGGGGGTGACGAACCCCTCCTGGCCGACAGTGAGCTGCAGCGGGTCATCCTTGGCGAGGCGCTTTTTCTCCAGCTCCGCCCGCACCTGCTCGGTCAGCGGCAGGAAGCGGAAGGCGGCGGTGGCGCTGCGCTTCTCTTTCTTCACGGTCTCCCCACCGTCGATGGGGAACTCTTCGAGGATCACCTCCTCCTGCTCCAACGACTGGCGCGGCTCGTAAATCTGCACGAGGTACGGCCGGTTGTTGGGCGCCGTGATGATCATGCGGAAATCCGGGTCCGGCGCGGCGTTCTCGCCGGCAGGAGAGACACGAGCCGGGGCGACGCCCGCGGCGATCTTAGTCACCCGGCTTTGCGGGTTCTGTGACGAGGGCAGGGTCTGTGGTTCGATCCGCATCATAGTCTCCTAGGCGGCAGGGGAGCCGTTGCCGCGGCACTCTACGTGGTTTCACGAGCTTTGTCATCGCGCGCTTTTTTCTGCGCCTTGACAGCCTGCGCGTAGGTCGAGAACCAGCCGATGCGCTCCCCGGTCTTGCGATCCTCCACAGAGAAGCCGTTACCGGGATCACAGATCGCAAAGCGGGCAGTGGAGGTGTTGCGGTATAAAGTGCTCATCACGTGGTTTCCCGAGCTTTGTCAGCATAGTCGGCGCGGACCAGTCCGTCGTCGATCCATGACAAAACGTCGAGCTTGCGATAGTAGGTCTTTCGCCCAAGGTAGACGAACACGGGACCGGTGCCGGTCTGCCTCCACCCATTGAGGGTGTACTCGCTGATCTCCAGCATGGACGCCAACTCGCCGGGGGTCATCAGCCCCAGCTCGCGCCGGAGCTTCTCGCCCTGCGACGGGCTGCGTGATGTAGATGTTGTAGGGGTCTTTGACGGGGATCGGGACATAGCAGGTTGTCTCCATAACGTAGGCAACAGCCAAAGCCTGGGTCAGCAGCTCCGCGGCCCAAACATCAGTTTGCAGCAGCCAGACCTGAAAGAGGTTGAACCTTATGTCGGCACGCTCGTGCTGATCGCTCATTTCCGCAGCCCTCGTGCGAACTCCCATGTTCGCTCTTTGCCGGCCAGCTCTTCCCACTGCAGACTGGCCATGTTGTTGACCCACTCTGCAACGCGGCGCTGCCAGTCGTTCCACCAATAGTCGGCACGAAGCCAGGAGTCGGGGTTGGTCTGTGTCGGCATCACTTTACCTCAGATGGCCTGCGCTTCACGCAGACCCTTGCGGATTTACCTCTCGGGGTAATTGGTACTGCTGACCGGGGGATGGCTTCAGAGATTTCCAATACATGAAGGCTATAAAAGACATATCGGTCAGCACGGCGGCATGGTTAAGTAGGTGGTACATTTCCCAGTCCATCAAATGGTCGGCAAACTCTGCTGTCTGATCCTGCCAGTGGACGGCACTGACAGCGTCGAGATCAAATGTGTACCATTCAAGCAAGTAGACCATTAGTCGTCCCAGAACCAACGCTCGGAGTGATCGAGCTGGATCATGCAATTGAACATAGCTATATCGGCAGCCCCCCAGTTGAAAAAGGGAAGATAATCTTCAAGAGTGAGGTGGTTCATTTCCACAATTTCTCCTGCTCTTGCCATATAGCATAATGGGCAAGCTGCCACATGCGACGCTGCAGCAAATTGTAATAGTAGCGGGAGAAGCGGGCGCGGTTCATAGCCACCCTCGCCACACAGCGACGACATGTGCTGCGTCCATCCCAAGCCCCGCCATTGCGCTGTCGAGCGCCACCTCCGCCACGTACCAGCATATATGGTCAAGCTGCGCAGAGTGGTAGATCATCGGTATGACAACACGATATTCAGCTGTTCGTAGAGGGCATAGTCGGCAGTGGAGAGCTTCATCGCCTCCAGAATGGCGAGGTTGTGGTTGAAGGTCATTCGACTAACCGGTTCAGCTCGGCAAGAGTGCTACTCTGAGCAATCAGCCAGCAGATCGCCCGCAGCTCGATCAGGGTGGCAGTGGGGGGAGTGGGTACGGGCATGGGGGGTATTTAGTGGCTCTCGATGGGGTTGTCAAGTGTTGGGGGAGTTTTCAGTGGGATAGGGTGGATTTTGGGAAAATTTTACTTTTTTATTGGGTGTGGTCGGTTGACGCAGTTGGTGCTCAAATCGTCGATTGGGTGGCCTAGTAGGAATGAGACCAGGGGGAGGGGGGACGAAAATTTTTTGTTACATTAGGGTTTGGTAGGCTGGGTATTTTCAAGACACCCTAAAAGATGCCCGGCCCCCCACCCCGGCGCCTGTCCAGATACCCCCACGGGGGTCCCGACCCTTAATTCCTGCCGCCTATGGGGAGAGACCGAACCGCAAGTGCCTAGTGCCCCGGTTCAGCCCGAGCTTACTTTACGACGCCCCTTGGCGGGGCGTGCGGCCGGGTGCTACACAGGAAGCCAAGCGTGACGCGCAACCCACAGGGGCGCGTCGCCCGCAAGGCTATGCGGTACCGAGCCCCACAAGTTGCCTGAGACATGGCGGCGGGTCTCCCCGAAACGAAACTCACACCCGTTGATATTGGCAAGGCATCACAGCAGACTACCTAACCGACCCTCGCGTTGGTGCTCGTAACCTCAAAGGCGCATCGCCCCGTATGTTGCGGCATCTCCAAAGGCTCTCGGCAGGACGTTGAGCGACCATGTGCTCGGAAACACATGGCCCATGACAGGAGCGAGGCACTAGCAACGCCTCCCCACGCAGCCTACTCGGCGGCGAGTTTAGGACTAGGCGTGAAAATGTCTCTCTTGCCGCGCCTTGCGCTGCATGCTTGGAACGCTGCCTCGCACTGTCCAGGGCTTGATTGCTTCAGACAGTGCGATGCGTTTCGGGCGGTGCGGTGCCCGACCAAGCGCGGCCCTGTTAGTTTCCCGACCGGGACATGGCGCAAGCTGTGTCCCGGTTGCTTTGCGTTGGCGTCACGGTCCTGCGGGACTGTGACACGCAACGCAACCGGAGACTGACAATGTCCAAGATGAACCTCTACACCACGGCTGCCGAGATCGCCGCCGCGACCATTAAGTTCACGAAGGCCAACGTGCGGCTCGAAACCGAGGCACACAAGTTGGCTTGCAGCGTGCTCGCTCACGTCGGCGAGTATGGTGACATCCATGTTGTGTCGCGCTTCCTGGCCAGCTTCTCAGAGATGGCGCGTGTCAACGCTGCCCGTGCGTGGTTTGAAGAGTTCGGCCCCGTTACCTTCGAGGGTAACGAGCCCAAGTTCGTGCGAGGCAAGAAAACCCGCCTCGGCGAGGCGATGGACACGTTCTTCTGGAAGTTCGTGAAAGAAGGCGTGTACAAGCCGGTCGACCCACAGGCGGAGTTGGTCAAGCTCACCAAGCGCCTAAAGACCGACACCAAGAAAACCGGCACCGATCATTCTGCCATCATCGCCGCTCTGAGCGCGATTCGCGTCCAGATGCACACCCCTGCTCCGGCGCTGCTCATGATCGAGCACCAGCCGGCAGTTCACTGAGCGTTACTGAATTGCGGCGGGCCTATTGAGCCCGCCGCGTTTGTCCCTTTGCGCAACAAAATTACACAGGTGATGTTTTATACATCAGTTCTGGGTGTGCAAACATCAGTCCTGGGTGTGCAAACATCAATCTTGATGTGCGCACCCCCCAAAGCTGATGTGCCAGACATCAACGGAGCGGCCCGCAAACGGGCGAAATAGGCCCAAAACGCCTATTTCGGCACGATTTGTACTGAAAAAGGTAAGTAGGGCTGATTTTGGGAATTGATTGATGGACAAAAAACTCTAGAGATTACAGATAGATATAGATATATAATAATATAAATAAGTAATACCTGTTTTCCTGCAACCTGATGGAACTCGCGGCGGCTTGATAGGCTCGCCCGCAATCCGTCCGCATGCCAGATATCTGCCCCTGTCTCCATTTTTTGCAATTATATTTGTTACAATACCATAAGCCTATGAAATCATTGGGCTATTAAGATTGTACAAACGTTCGTATATTGCATTACATTCGCACAGTTATGAAATCATTGAGCTTTTTCGTTTATATTATATATCCAAGCTCCGCCTATTCCACCCCTTCAACTCGTGGAATTATCATGCTGACACTCATCCGTCGCTTCTTCATCTACCGCGCTCGCTTGCGGTTATATAAGCACCCCGAGCTTTTGTGCGTGCAGGCTCGCCGCCAGATTTGGCTTGAGACCCTCTAACCCCGCGAGGTGAACGTGAAGCACCCCCACTACGAGAGTGACGCGGCTCGACAGCGCCGCGAAGCTCGTGAGCGTGCCGAGGACGAGGCGCGTGCCTATCTCGCCGCTCAACGCTCGCAACCCCAGCCGCGCCGCATCTGGCACAACGGCTGACCCCTTGGCCAGCTCGCCAGCCTATCTCGACCGCTGGTGCCTACGCCGTGGAGCTGGCCATTTTACGAGCAGGCGGCTGCGCGTGCCGCCGCATAACCCCATGAGGTGACTGCCATGTATATGTGAGGGTTGCCGTGCAGGGCTCCTGCCGCCCAGTGCCGGCGCTAACCCCCAAGCGCTTTTCCCTATAGCGGCACCATCGGCATTGTGCGGACCCGCCCAGGTAGCGGGTAGCTGCCAGCCGCACGACGTGAAGGAACCCTTATCGCCCATCAACTGCCCCTGTGTGGGGCGCGGGCTATCCTTGGCTGCCAGACGTGGCGCCGCCTGCCTTAGATGCCGTACCTTAGCTGCGGGCAGGAGCACGGCAAAGCGTCGAGCCTATGGACCACCACCTCGCTGACAGCAGCGCACCGCAAGGGGCCGGTGTAAAAGCCCAACGTCTGAGCGACGGCGTAACCATCCAGGCTGCCGGGTGCCTGCCCCAAACCCGGCGCGCCTTTTCACCCATGAGGGTAATATCACAATGACCCTGCAAGAGATCGAGCGCGCCCTAGCCGAGGGCCGCATCTCCGCCCGCATGAACAGCGGCCGCCAGTGGCAAGTGCGGCGCAACGGCGCCACCAAGCTGTGGAAAACCCGCCCCGGCGACTTCCGCATCCCGGTCAAGGCCGGCTTCTGCGCGTGCGGTTACATCACGCAGGAGAACTTCGACCGCTCGTTCATCGTGAAGGAGGGCTAATGTCGGGAGTGAAAGACACCGTGGTGTACGCTGGCACCGACGGCAAGGTGACGCGCCAGGAGGGGCTGGGGTTCACCCAGTTCCTCGCCGTGCGCTGGGCTCGCGGCGTGCCGAAAAGCCGCTACTTCAACAGCGAGCGTGCCGCCAAGGCGTGGCTCGCGAAGCACCTCGCCAACGGCATGAGGTGAGAGGAGGGCTAATGTACCAAGTCATCGTCGAGTTCACCACTAGCGCGCCAGCGTGGCTCGGGCGCTACCACGATGCCGACAGGGCGCGTGACGTGTACGCTGCCCACGCCAACCGCAAGGACCGCACCGGCTCGAAGATCAAGGCGGTGTTCCTGTGCAAGGATGGCGTCGTGGTGGCGCGAGCATAGGGCAACGAGTACCCCGCGCTAACCCCGTGGGGTATCGCCGCTCTATGAGCGACGCGCCTAGCGGCGCTTCGCCTAACCGCGGGACCGGTCCCGATGCGCGCCGGCTTAAGGTGCATCACACCCCGAGGTGCCTACATGACCCAGTCGAACTCAATGTTCACCGATCTCAACGCTCTGCTGCGTTCCGTCCGCTCGCTTGCGGACAAGTACGCTCAGGGCTCGCTCTCCCGTCCCGAGATGCTGGTCAACACCGCCATCGCGGCTCGTGAGGGTGTCGCCTCCACCGACGATGCCGAGGCCATCTGGGACGCCTTCGCCGAGCGTACCAACAAGAAGATCGCCGATGTGACCGTCATCGGCGGCAAGGAGGGCTTCGGCTCGGACAAGGCGCATACCGTGCGCTGCTCCGAGGTGCGCACCGTCATCGCCGCGGCGATCAAGCACAACGATCTCCCCGAGGTGCTCAACGACGCACGTGTCACCGTCACCAACCTCAAGGGTGAGGGGCGCTACAAGGGCAACATGCAGGATGCCTTCGTCGCCATCGCTCGTGCCGCCAAGAAGAGCGACACGCCTCTGACCGAGGATGAGGTCATTGACGCCGTGTGCCCGGCACGCGAGTCGCCGGAGCGCACCGAGAAGAAGGAGCTGGAGAAGCTCAAGAAGCAGATGTGCGTGCTGCGCGACGGCACCAAGGGCAAGCCGGAGGAAGGCGTGCCGCCCAAGGAGCCGTTCGTGTCGGACGAGCTGCTTGCCATGATCGACCTGTGCGAGCAGCGCCTCGCGCAGTTCGTCTAACCCTGCGGGGTTAGGGTGGAGGGTGTGGCTAGAGTATGGGCATAGGCCCTGATGCCGCACCCTCCATCAAGTGCTAATCACGTGTGGAGGGTAAACATGTGGACGTTCATCGCAATGGCGCCCGACGGGCGCGAGCTAGGACGTGAGAGCGGCGGGCGTGACGCCGAGGCCCGCATGCGTGGGATCGTCGACCGGTTCAACGTCCACCTGCCCCGGCTCGTGCAGAAGGTGGCCTACGTCAAGACCGTGCCCACGGTCTTTGCCGACCGCTTCGAGGATGAGCCCGTCGTCACTGCGCCGGTTAACCCTAAGAGGTAAGCCATGATGGAGTACTTGCGCGCACTGGTGTTCGGTGCCAGCGCCATCATCAGCGTCACTGACGGTGCATCTCACCAACTCTGGAGGGTAACATGCTCTATACCTACGTCTACCGCACCTCACGGTGCACCCACGGCTACTGTGCTACCGTCACCAAGTATGGCGAGCGCCCCGAGCCATTCGTAGTGTCCCGCTCGAACTACCCCACACGCAGCCGCGCCTACAAAGCCGCCAGGGCTATGGCGCAGGTACTCGCTAAGCGCTCGCGCGTGTGGGCTGTCGCCGTGTCCGAGCGCGGCTTTCACCCCAGAGGGTAACGTGCCCTGTTGCATACTATGCCGGACGAACTACGGCAAGACCACAGAGGCGCACTGCACCCTTGTGTTATCCGAGGACCGCTACGCCCCCACGACCCGCGTGCCGCTGTGCGGCCGCCACGACGAGGCGTGGCGCATACCTTATGCGCACTGCGAGATGACGTTCAAGCTGCCGCTGACCCGTCGCTCCTCTCCCGCCGACTGGGAGTGGGACATGGAGGTGATCTTCCCTTTGACGTGACCCTCGCCCTACCCAGGAGAGTATCGTGTGGATGATCGTGGCTGCTGCTGCTTACCAATACGACTATGCTTGGTGGATTTGGGTTGCCATGCCCGACGGCTGGTGCGACCCCCGCGCCCTTACCCATGGATGAGGAGAGCTGACACATGATCCGTGCTGCTTACCGCGCCTTCTACGTCGCCGAGCAAGGCATGCGCACTCGCTACTTCGCCACCAAGCGCGAGCTGCGGTCATTCCTCGCCGAGTGCCGGCACGCCAAGATTAAGGCGTGGGAGCCTCGTGATCAGAAGCTCGTGACCGTGGTCATGCCGACCATCGAGCGCACCGAACTGTATGGCTACCCCACCCCGCCCAAGAAGAAGGGTAAGGAAAAGAAGGTGCTATCATCGGTGGCAGAGATCAGAGCACAGCAAGCAGGGCTCCGCCGCGTGCAGGACTACAACGCTAACCTCGCAGGGTAAACATCCCTATGGTCGTGCCGGACTGGGTGGAACCTCGGAGGGTAACATGATGTGGTTCGACTGGTGGTTCTTCGGTGGGGATTTCTACTGGTACTTTGTGATCTCTTTGGATGATCTGCGCGACCGCTAACCTCGGAGGGTAACATGGCACGTTTCTACGGCATCGTTGATGGTCGCCGTGGTCAAGCCTCACGTGAGGGCGACACCCGCAGTGGCGTGAGCACTGTTTGCGCAGCGTACGCCGGCGCCATTCGCTGCCAAGCCTACGCCAAGGGCGACCATGACTGGGTGCGCGTCACCCGCATCCCGTGGCACGGCTCCGGCGGCGACACCGTGGTGCTCTACGAGGGGCCGCTGATGCTCAAGCGTGAGGACGTAGGGCCGATCCTGATTAACCTCGGAGGGTAACGTGTGGTTCTACTGTTACGAGCTGAACAACCTGCGTGAAGCGAGCTTTCACTGGTTCTTCCCAATGCCCGACGTTCATGGAGGCGTACCGTGATGATCGAGATCGCACCAATGTGGTTCCTCGCCATCGTGCAAGGCGCCTTCGCTGCCGGCTTAGTGTTGGCGTACCTCCTGCTCAAGGGCATGAGACAGCTCTGATGTCCCTGCGGGAGAAGCTGCTCGGGATGCGCGAGCGCATCTGGATGGCTGACGGCAGGCTTAGGCGCCACGGCATCCTCGCAGAGATCGCGCGTGAGCTGGGTGTCAGCCGCCAGTGCGTCGGCACCGCCGCTCGCCGCGCCATCCACGGCCGCGAGCCCCGCAACCAGTACTATGAACGGGTGCGGCGCGTGTATGGTCCGCAGAAAGACTGGCCGCTTGACGTGCTGGAGTACTATCGCCGGCACTACAAGAAGAGGAAGCCATGACCCTAAACCTACTCCAGTGGCACATAGCCTACCACGCCACCGATGATCAGCTCACCCGTTTAATGGTGTACTGGCCATGAACTACGACCCGGTGCCCGCATGGTTCCAGTGGAAAGCAGCAGAGTATGCACTCCGAGCAGCACTGCGGAAGTTGGTGCACGCAAGACTAAAGGTTGAGCCATGACGACGTTCTCGTTCCGCGCCTTCAACTTCGACGCATGGCGTGACCGGGCAAAGCTTTTCCACGATGGGTGGCGTGTAGCTAACTACGCTATGGACAGCGAGATCGCGCAACTGGAGATCGCTCACGATGCCTGCAAAAATAGGGAAGCGCTGGCGCACATGGCTCGCCAAGCGCTCGATACCGCCTGGAAAAATCGCCCGCCCCGGCATGCGCAAAGACAAGGTCGCCGTCAAGGCAGCTAAGGTCTCCGCACAGGAGCGCGAGCAGCTCGCCATCATCAAGCGCCGGCGCGAAGAGATCGCCCGTGAGAACGCACGCCTCGCCCGCCAGGAGGCACGTCTGGCTTCCCGCCAGCGCCGTGCCGACGAGGAGGCGCAGTGGCACTACGAGCGTCAGATGGAGGACTACGTCCTCGGTCGCACTAACCCCGAGAGGTAATGGCCATGGCCTACCGCTGGCACATCTATAAGATGATCACCCGTGAGCGTGCTGAGATTGTTGCCCGCGAACTGGCGCTGGCGGTCGAGATACCGCGCGACGGCGACTGCCTCGCTGAGGTTGGGCGGGAAGGGCTCCCCTGCCGGCTGTGTGCTCGCAACCGCATGGAATGGCGGGCGGCAGTCGGTCGTGTACGCCTCGCGCTGAAGAAGGCTTTCAGCTAACCCCGAGAGGTAAATGTCATGCTCATGTTCATGGAGACAGAGGGCACCGTGCTGCTTGTGCAGAATGGTGTGTATAACGAGGTGAAGGTCTGCCGTTATCTGGATCGCCTATACGGCAAGATTGGTAAAGACCGGTATGTTGAGCTGCACCGGGACCACTATACCAGCAATCCCAAGACGATGTGGAAACTTATTGCTGGCATCCACTATGAAGTGGACAACAAGTCAGGTGCTATCATCTTGGCGTAGGAATATATAGCCTCTTGACACTAGGTTAGTCTTACATTATATTATGTGGGAGGAGGGTCACATGGACTACCGTGAGCGCCTGCACGACGAACAGCTTGAGCTTCAGGCGCAGCGCATCACCCGCGATGTTCTTGCGACACTCCGCGAGAACGGTGACAACCTCGACATTCTCGCCGCCGTGCGGCGGGCCTTGCTCGACCATAACCCCGGAAAGGTAACTCATGGACACCGAGAAGATACTGATCAAGCGTGAGCAGACGCACGGCGGCTACACCGACACCGCCGCCTATGCGCAGTCGATCAAGAACGTGCTGCGCCTCACCGAGAAGTACCACTCCCTCGCGCCGACGGCGAAGGAAAGCCTCGACCTGATCGCCACTAAGATCGCCCGCATCCTGTCCGGCGATGCCGAGCTTGCCGAGCACTGGGAGGACATCGCTGGCTACGCAGGACTTGAGGCGCGGCGCCTGGGAAAGATGCGGGACAAGCTCCAGCCGAGCTTGATGGGCGGCGGCACCCTTCCATTCACCCTACCGAAAAGCGTCCCACCACGGGAGACCCCCGATGAAATTGCCACTGAGGAGACCGCGCCGGCCCGGTAAGAAACCCCTAACCCACCTGAAGGAGGAGCTGCCAATGCTCACCGAGCACCAGTACGCACGCATCTACAGGCGCGTGCGTGCTGCGACGATGATCGATCCGCGGGCGCTCGCTGAGTACGACGGCGCGCGCAACATCGTCTACATCAACGTGGACATCTTCGACGAGCTGCCCACACACGAACGGTCCCGCGTGTTCTACGACTCGTACTGGGACGCTGCCAGCTAACCCCGAGAGGTAACAATGGAACTCACACTCACCCAGGCAGAGCTGGAGGTGCTTAGGAAGCTCGTGCCGCACCTTGAGCTGATCCCCGGAGGTGGGGACATCGGCGAGGACTACAACCTCACCGAGGACGACGACAACGCGCTGTGGAGCTTCATCAAGAAGCTGCAGGCGTAACTCACCCCCACTACCCCTTACCCCGAGAGGTTACCATGAAACTAAAAGATATCGAGCGCCGCCTTGTGACGTGGTTCAAGAGCGGCAAGTGCGTGTACCTGCGCGGACCCATCGGTCGTGGCAAGACCACGGTCATCCAGTCCGCTCCCGCCCGCCTCAAGGAAGCGCTTGGCGGCAGCTACGGCATCGTGATCGTCTCCGGTCCGCTGCTCAACCCGCCGGACGCTGTGGGCTACCTCATGCCGGAGAAGCGTGGTGAGTGGCTCATGTCGCTGTTTACCCAGCCCTTCTGGTTCATCACCGACGAAGGCAAGCACATCTCTGAGTACACCGGCGGCATCATCCTTGTGGACGAGGCCGACAAGATGGACACCGACGTGAAGAAGGTGATCGGTGAGGCAGCCTTGTCCGGTCGCCTCGGCCCACACCGCCTTGCTGACCACGGTGACTGGCACGTGTGGATGGCGGGCAACCGTGCGGGTGATCGTTCGGGCGCCACCAAAGAGTTTGATCACCTGATCAACCGCCGCATGGAGATCAACGTCGACGACGATCTTGAGTCGACGGAGGATTACTACATGAAGGCGGGTGTGCGGCCGGAGTTCATCGCCTTCGCGCACTCCAACCCGCAAATCGTGTTCATGGACCCGCCGCCGGTGCCGGGACCGTGGTGCACACCTCGCTCACTGCACTCGCTGGCTGACTACGCCATGCAGCACGTAGATGGCGAGGGCCTGCTGCCGACCGACCCACTGTTCAAAGAGGAAGCCGCCGGCTTCATCGGCGAGGGGCCGACCGCGCAGCTGTTCGCTACCCTGGAGCTGGCGCGTGAAATGCCACGCTTCGAGGAGATCGTTGCTAACCCCAGCAAGGTAAAGCTGCCGACCAAGGCGGATGCCCAGATGCTCGTGGTCTACACGCTCGCTGCGAAGGTGGACGACAAGACGTTGGGGCCGTGCATCAAGTACATCGAGCGCATGCCGGCGGAGTTCACCATCACTTTCGGCAAGAGCGTGGTGACCCGCAAGAAGGCGTTCGTGGTGCACCCCGAGTTCGCTGCATGGTGCCAGCGTAACAGCGCGCTCCTGATGGCCATCACCCAGATCGGGTGATGTCTATCGGGTTCCACCCTGGCTGGATGGTGTCGTGTCCAGACGGTGCCGTCAGCATCTGGTTTTTTGACCACCCCTTCCCTAGGAGACAGAGAGCTATGAGCGACAAGGATCAAGAGCAGCAGGATCGCGAGGCTTCGCACGTGGCCTACGCCATCTCTACGGCTATCGTGAACAGCCGCTTCACCGACGAGGAGCGGACGCTGGTCAAGCAGCTGGTGACCGAGGCGGCGCAGCAGCTCAGCATCAAGATGTCCTTGATGCTGGGAAACGGCGACGGCCGCCCGCGGTTCTCCATCGGCGGCTATATCAAGACGAGCAATTCGGGCCAACGCAAGTTGGAGCTGAACTTAGAAGAGACAGCTTAGCGTACGACGTGCTCAGGTGGCATGCTTCCCGCCCCGTGAGCACATCTGAGCCACCCGAATAGCTCCTCTCACCCCGGAGGGTAACACATGGAAATCCTGAAGAAGCCCCGTGAGATACATGCGACCGAGGTGTCGCTGACCGGCCAGCAGACAAAGCTGTGGGATCAGTCCCGCGCCAAGTTCATGCTGTCGTGCCCGGCGTTCTGCCACATCCTCTACCAGATGATGAACCCGCGGCGGCAGGAGAAGCATGCGGTGTTCACGCATGACGTGCCCATCGCCGGCACCGACGGGCTCTACATGTATCTGAACCCGGAGCGATGGTTCAAGTACACGCTCGGCGAGCGGTGCTTCATCATGGCTCACGAGGTGCTGCACGCCATCTTCAATCACTGCATCATCTTCCACATGTACCGCACCCGCGAACATGTGAAGTTCTCGGACGGCACGCAGCTGCCGTACGTCGAGATCGTGATGCAGCTCGCTGCCGACTGCGTGATCAACGCCATCATCCGCGACAGCGCCTTCGACGGCTTCGCCGTGCCGGCCGACGCTCAGTTTCAGGATGACATCACGTCTGAGGACCAGCTGATCGAGGCGTACCGCAAGGTATTCAAACAGACCAAGGGCGGCAAGAAGTTACCCGGTGATGGTAAGCCGGGCGAGGGTGGGCCGAGCAACGGCTTCGATGTGCACCTTGAGCCGGGCTCCACCGAGGGCAAGCCCGGCACGGTCGCTGCGCAGGACCGCAACGAGCAGGAGTGGAAGATCGCGGTGTCTGCCGCCATCGCCCTGGCGAAGGCACAGGGCAACCTCCCTGGCACCCTGGCGCGCGTTCTGGAAGACGTGCTCGACCCGCAGGTGTCGTGGCAGGACTACGTCGAGGGCTGGTGCAAGCGCAAGGCGGGTGGTGGCAGCTTCAACTTCCGCCGGCCAGACCGCAGGCTGATCTCCCGAGAAGTGCCGATCTATGCCCCGGCGCGCAGCGGGTTTGGCGTGAACAACATGGTCGTGGTCGTGGACACGTCAGGCTCGATCACTGACCCGACCATCAGCATGTTCTTCGCCGAGATGAAAGGTGTGCTGGAGGACGTGAAGCCGGAGCATATGTTCGTGATCTGGTGCGATGCGAAGGTGCACCGCATCGACTACATCGAGGACATGAGCGACTTGCTCGCCCTGCGCAGGAAGGATGCGCCGGGCGGCGGTGGCACTAGCTTCGTCCCACCGTTCGACACGGTGCGCGACGATCTCGGGATCACGCCCGACGCGCTGATCTACCTCACCGATGGCGACGGCACATTCCCCGCGGCGGCGCCGAGCTACCCCGTGTTGTGGGGCACGATCAAGAAGAACAATTACCCCTGGGGTGAAGTCGTCGAGATACCGCAGGTGCAGTGATGGGACGACTGCTCTACGTCTGTGAGGGATGCGAGCCTGAAGTGTGCGGATGGGAAAAACGGGAGAGCTTGCGTGTCACCCCCGATGGCCGGTGGCTGTGTGAAGGGTGCTTTAGTGAAGAGCCATGTGACGAGGAGGACGGACCATGGTGGAACGACTGCTTTATGCCACCTGAGTATATCCTGGTCGAGGTGCCGCGATGAAGCTCGAAGGGAAGCATCTGCCAGCCATCGTCACCGCGCTGCGAGGTGCTATCATAAGTGGCGCGGTGACAATCGCGGAAGCGAGAGAGTTCTGTGACGCTACGTTCGACGTGGTGCTTGAGGAGATCGCCAATGGACGAAAAGACCCAGCCCCAGCTGTTCGAGAACCCGCCCCAGCCCGAGACCCCCGAAGCCTCGCGGCAGCAGCGAAAGAACGAGCTGCTTCTGCGCGCTCTCGTGACGAAGGACAGGGACGAGATGCGCCGGCTGACGGCGGAGTGGACGGACCTAGTGCTGGAGCAGCTTAACGCCACACCGAAGTGCTGAACCACTCTAACCCCGAGAGGTAACTGATCATGCCTAGACGAGGACGCGCTCTTGGCGAGCGCAAGGACGACTGGGTTGGCTGCTGCCGGCGCTTTCAGGCACAGGCAGTCAAGACCGGCATCACGATCATGCGCAACCGAGCCATTGCGTGGCAAAACCCGGAGATCACGCACGACGAGCTGTTGCGCACCTTCGTGCCGGTCCATCTGCAGGAGATGGCAAAGCTGGTGGTCAAGCATTTTGGCACTGCCGCTATCCACTATCAGCAGTGGGAGTGCGGCAGTCCGAAGATGCAGATCGCGATCCGCTACGACGATGCTGACTGGGCTCCACCCAAGCAGAAGGTGCTGCTTCCCGGCCCTGGTCTCGACAAGCTCACGGCGTGGTGCGAGTGGCGCTATGCACGTGGCTGCGAGTGGGGACTGGTCCGTGCGGTGTGGGACCGGCTCAACGACTTATGCGAAAAGCACTGGCCGGGCTCAAACCGCCTTCACGTGGTGCGCTACTTGTGGCCGACCGTGATGACATTGCTGGAGGTGGGCGGCGAACCCGATGAAGCCACGAAGCTCCGCAGTGCCCGCCCGCCCGAAGAGCTTCCACGCATATATCCCGAGCTGCGTGAGGCGATGCGTATCACCGCTGGCACCGTCGCTGCTGCCACCCTGCTGCCAGCTAAGTTCGACAACGTTGACGACGACTGGCCGGTTACGCTGGAGACGCAGGAGTACAGAGGCCCGAAGCCGAAGCTGGACGGAACAGCCTATAGCGTAATGTAATACCCCATCCACCCCAGGAGGTAACCGCTATGCCCCGACAGATGAACACTCTCAAGTACGCAGAGCGCAAGCAGATCGAGCCCCTACTGCTGGCGCACCTCTCCAAGAGGGAGGACGGCACCTGCTATTACGCGGACGGTTGGAGCGATCACCGCATCGCAGAGCTGGCGTCTGAGACGTTGCAGCGAACCGTCACGACCCACAACATCGCCGGCCTGCGTTTAGAGACTGCGGGGCTTCTGTTCCGCAAGCGCGGGAAGAAGGTGAACGGGCACGCTGAGCCAGACCCGGTGCCGTCCGCGCAAGCAGTGATTATTGGCTCGCTGCAGGAGCACACCACTCAACTTGACCAACGGCTAGCCAAGTTGGGTTTAGTGCTGGCGCGTTTGAACGCACGCCTATCGTGGCTGGAGAACAGCCTCGGCGGTGGCATGCCCGAGAAATGAAAAGGGGCGGTCCCCCGCCAGAAGGACCGCCCCCAACACTCTCACCCCGAGAGTACGCGGGAGGACGCGCACCTCCCAACGTAGTCGCCCCGAGGGTCACAGTCAATGAGCTACGTCGTTCTCGATTTTGAGACCTACTACGACAAAGAGTACTCCCTGCGAAAAATGACGCCAGTGGAGTACCTGCTTGACACGCGCTTCGAGGTGATCGGCTGCGCGGTGATCGACCGCGAGGGGCTGCAGGCTAGACTCTTGGACGGCAAGCCGGTGTTCGTCGAGCCCGAGCCGCTGCGCGATTACCTCGCAGGGTTACGGCAGCGCCAGCTACAGGGCGAGGTGCTCACCGTAATATCACACAATGCTCTGTTCGACATGTGCATCCTCGCCTGGAAGTATGGCGTGGTGCCGGACCTGATCATCGACACGCTCTCAATGGCGCGGGCAACGGTCTATGCCTACACCGGGAGCGCGGCGCTAGATGTCGTGGCTGACTACTTCTCTCTGCCTCCCAAGGGCACGGCGATCAAACACGTCTCGGGCATGAACGCGCAAGCGATCAAGGATGCCGGGCTGTGGGACACGTACACAGCCTACGCAGAACATGACGCTTGGCTGTGCGAGCAGATTTACCAGATGCTAATGAATGATTGGGACTTCCCCGAGGAAGAGCTGGAGATTTACGATCTCGTCATCAAGTGCGCCGTGGTGCCCAAGTTCCAGCTCGACGCCGATCTCCTGGCGCAGCACGCCGCCCAGCTGGAAGCACACAAGCAGGCGCTGCTGGCGCGCTGCGGAATGACCGACCGCCTCGCGCTGATGTCGAACGAGAAGTTCGCGGCGGCGCTCGGTGCCATTGGGCTCAACATCGAGATACCGATGAAGCTATCGCCGACGACGGGTGAGTTGACCTACGCCTTCGCCAAGTCCGACCCCGCCATGATCGAGCTGTCCGAGCACGAGGATGTGCGGGTGCAGGCGCTGGTCGCTGCACGCATCGGCCACAAGTCGACCATCGAGCAGACGCGCACCGAGAAGCTGCTGCGCATCGCCCAGCTGGAGTGGCCGAACGGTAGCCGCGGTTGGTGCCCCATCCCGCTCCGCAACGCCGGAGCCCACACGCACCGTCTATCGGGCGACTGGAAGCTCAACGCTCAGAACTGGCCGCGCTTCACCACGTATGAGGGGCAGGAGAAACAGACCGGATTGCTGCGCCGTGCACACAAGGCGCCACCCGGCAAGAGCGTGGTGAAGCGTGACGCCAGCCAGATCGAGGCGCGCATCGTCGCGTGGTTGCCGCGCCAGTTGGACTTAGTGCAGGCATTCCGCGAGGGCCGTGACATTTACTCCGAGTTCGCGGAGCAGGCGATCTACCACTACCCTGTCAACAAGACGACGGTGGACGAGCGCTTCGTCGGCAAGACCGCGATCCTGGGGCTGGGCTTTGGTGTCGGCCCCGACAAGTTCGCCAGCGAGGTGGCGGCCAAGAGCTATGCCAACCTCGGGCACAAGATCGACATGCCGGTTACCCAGGCAGGTAACATCGTCAATGCCTACCGCACCATGTACCCGATGATCCCTTTGGCCTGGAAAACGCTGCAGAACTATATCCCAGTTATGGCACGCGATCTGAATTTTGCGATGGCCTTTGGGCCAGTAATACTGGAACACCAATCAATATTCCTGCCCAACGGTCAACGGCTCTACTACCACAATCTGGAGTATGACACGCAGAAGCAGGAGTGGATGTTCAAGTACGGCCGCATGCCGAAGAAGATTTACGGCGGCAAGATGTTCGAGAACATAGTGCAGGCGCTGGCGCGGATCATCACCATGTCCGCCACACTCAAGATGAAGAAGCTATTTCCAAAGATCGGGCTGGCGCATCAGGTGCACGACGACCTAGTCTACATCGTCCCGAATGACATGGTGATCGAGTTCGATCACGCGCTCGCCCAGTGCATGAACGAGCCGCCGCTGTGGGCCGCAGAGCTGCCGCTCGCCAGCGAGGGCGGCATCGGTCCGAACTACGGAGATGCGAAATGATCTGGTGGCGGCTGTGTGTCCCGTGGCCAGACGAGGATGGTTGGTTCGCGTTTGGGCTTCCCCTAACCCCGGAGGGTAACGATGGCTGACGATCCGTTGAAAGAGTGGATGGACAAGAACGTGTCGACAGGTGGCCCGGTCGAGTTGCCGCCCGCACCTAAGTCGGTGTGCGGCAACTGCCGCTTTGGTCTGCCGACCGCGCAGCTGAACCAGCTCGGGTGTGCGCGCTTCCCGCCACAGATCGTGCTGCTGCCACCGAACCAGCTGCTCACTCAATTCCCCATGGTGCAGCCTACGCAATACTGTGGAGAGCACCAGCCGAAGTTGAATAGCTGATGAAACATCTGTTGCAGCTAACAGCGAACTGCTGCAAGTGGGTGGAAGGCGATCCACGCTCGCTTATGTACTGCGGCGAGCCGGTGCAGCCGGGCACTAGCTGGTGCCCGAGGCATCACAAGATCGTCTTTCCCGGCAAGCCGCCGCCAGCCCCGGCGCAGCCACCCCGCAAGCCAGGATGGTTCCGATGAACGTGCACACTACCCGCTTCGCCCCCGCCAAGCAGAAGCCCTTCGCGTGGTCGTACACGAAGCTGAAAAACTTCGAGGCGTGTCCGAAGCGACACTACCACGTCGACGTGATCAAGGATGTGAAGGAAGAGGAAAGTGAGCAGCTCCGATACGGCAACATCATCCACACCATCCTCGACCAGTACGTCCGGCACGGCACCACTCTGCCACCCGTGCACGAGCCCCACCTCAAGCCCTGGGTCGACCGCGTCTTTACCTTCCGAGGTAAGGACGTGCGACAGCACGGCGCCATCGTCAACGCCGAGCAGCAGCTGGCGATCAACAAGGACTTTGCCCCGACCGAGTGGTTCGGCCGTGAGGCGTGGTACCGCGCCAAGGTAGACGTGATGTGGCGCCTCGGCCCCGTCGCCGGCGTCGTTGATTGGAAAACCGGGAAGGTGGTTGAGGACAGTGTGCAGCTCATGCTGACCGCAGCCTGCGCCTTCGCCCATTACCCCGAGGTGCAGATAATCCGCTCCACGTTCGCGTGGCTCGCGGAGGGTGCTACGACCGACTGCGACATGCGCCGCGAAGAGCTGCCGGAGATGTGGTCGAGCCTATGGGACCGCATCGAGCTACTGAGGCACGCCTATGAAACAGTCTCGTACCCGCCAACCCCGTGCCGGCTCTGCCGAGCGTGGTGCCCCGTCAAGCAATGTCCGCACCATGGAGAAGCGCACGGTGGATAAATGGGTGAGACATTGGGTAGAACAGATTATGGATGAACAAATATACTGGGTTTGGGATAAAGGCCGGAATAAAAGGACTTGACAATGGCCACCCCGGAAGGTAAAATCAAAACCAAGATCAAGAAACTACTCAAGACTTACGAGGACCAGGGTATCTACTACGAGATGCCAGTGCCCTCGGGCTATGGCAAGTCAGGTCTCGACTTCTATGGTTGCTTCCGTGGGTACTTCTTTGCCATCGAGGCGAAGGCCCTAAAAGGAATGGTAACTCCACTACAAGACTTTACCATAAATAATATACGTGCAAGCGGAGGAGCGGTGTTTGTAATTAGGGACGATCATGGTCTGAAAGAACTAGACGTATGGTTGGTAATGGTTAGTGCAATGAACCGACAACTGGTACAAGTGCTATGATCCAGATCAGCGCAAAGCATAAAGTCGTCGGCGTACCGGCGCAGCCCCAGCTGCAGAACCTGTTCCCGAAGGCGCGCACCGCCGTGCTCAACGGGCAGGAGCTGGTCCTCCTGCCGCATGGGTTCCAAGAGACCGTGATGTTGCGCAACCTCGGCTACGAGGTGCCGGCACCGATCCTCACGCAGTACGACTGGCCCGGCGACAAGCGGCCGTTCGACGTGCAGCGGTGGACCGCCGCTGCCATGACCACGAACCAACGCTTCTATTGCCTCAACGGCATGGGCACCGGCAAGACGCGCGCTGCGCTGTGGGCCTACGATTACCTGCGGGGTAACTCGATGGCGAAGCGGGCGCTCGTGGTCGCCCCGCTCTCGACGCTCGACAACGTGTGGCGGCGTGAAGCCTTCCGCACCTGCCCCCATCTGTCGGTCGGTGTCTTACACAACACCGACAAGAAGAAGCGCCTCGACGTGCTGGCGCAGGACCATGACATCTACGTCACCAACACCGATGGCATCAAGGTGCTGGCGAAGCAGCTCATTGCCGACAAGCGCATCGACACACTGATCCTCGACGAGCTGGCACTGTTCCGCAACGCGGGCTCCGACCGCAACAAGGTGGCTCGGGCGCTGGCGCAGCGCATGACATGGGTGTGGGGGCTGACCGGCAGCCCGACGCCTAACGAGCCGCCGGACGCCTGGGGTCAGTGCCTGATCATCACGCCGCACACCATCCCCAAGACCATGGGGCGGTTCCGCGCCGAGACGATGCACAAGATCACGCAGTTCAAGCAGGTGCCAAAGAAGGACGCCTCGGACCGGGTGTTCCGCGCCATGCAGCCCGCAGTGCGCTTCACGCTAGATGACGTGGTCGAGCTGCCGGACGTGATCGAGCGGACCATCGACGTAAGTATGGGCTCGCGGCAGCTTCATGTCTATGAAGAGATGCGCAAGCATTCCATTGTCGCTATCCAAGAACACAAGATTACCGCCGTGAACGCCGGTGTAGCACTCAACAAGATGCTCCAAATATCGCTGGGTTACGTCTACACACGCAATGGCGCCGTTGTACCACTCGATAACGACAAGCGGCTCGATGCTATCATTGATGCTGTCCGCAGCACGGATCGGAAGGTGCTGATCTTCGTGCCGTTCACTCATGCTTTGGAGGGTATCCACAAGAAGCTCCTAGGGGACAAGATCGACTGCGCTCTCGTGTACGGCCAGACATCGAAGAAGCAGCGCGACTACATCTTCAACTTGTTCCAGAGCACCACGAAATTCAAGGCCATTGCCGCGCACCCTGGCTGCATGAGCCACGGGCTCACACTGACCGCGGCTGACACCGTCATCTGGGCTGGGCCGACGACTTCACTGGAGACGTTCGAGCAAGCCAACGCCCGCATCCGGCGCGTGGGCCAGAGCCACAAGCAGCAGATCATCATGTTCCAGTCGAGCGCCATTGAGCGCCGCATGTACTCCCGCCTGCGGGCGAAGAAGC